CAATACACGGTTTGTTTTTTCTAGCCTTGCGGCTTCTTCTTGTTTTTTCATGTTGGACATTTTTACATGGCTAAAAGTAAACAATAGTACTCTTACCCGACGTAGGGTAAACTAAATAACGAAAAGACGAACGAAAAGACGAGAAAAAACCACACAAAAAGTAGGGAAATACCGCCTAAAATACAGAGGAAGCGTTTCATTTTGCGAGACCTTTACTGGGTGTTAAAAAATGAGAAAAACCCTACAAAACAAGACAAAGAAAAACCCCCCACCAAACAAAAAAAAATATCCTAAGCCCTATGTCAAAGCTCCGTCAAAATGACGTCAAACGCCGTCAAGACAAATAATCACTACCTACACACATTACACACCGTTTTTAAGCGTTTTCACGCGAAATAACGCCATATATAGGGTGTTTTACGTATGTTATGTCTTGAATTACGTAGTTTGTGAGGGTCTTTAGAGTCGTTTTATTGTGGTTGTAACCAACAAATTGACTGGAAAGTCTCTTTTTGCGATTTTCGCATATGTCATTATATCGGTTTTTGCCAATTTTCACCTTGTGGTGTACATAGTTATGTGGGGCTATGCACGTGTCAGAACAAGAAAAATACGCGAAATTATGTGGGGGGTGTACAGTGAAAGACAAATGTTTGACTTGCGGACTATCCAAATTAGACAATCCAAACCTTTTTCATAAAGGATCTTTGTTCTGTAAGGAGTGTAAAAGGATATCCCGCCTTAAAAAGAGCAAGTCGGATACCGCCAAGGTGGAATTGTTAACCGCTAAGGTGAGCGAACTAGAAAAGAAAATCGACAAACTTATAGAGGATGCCGATAATGCCTAACATGATAATGCCTCTCGTGAGGGCGTTAGCCCTCAGTGAATATACCGTTTCCCCGGGCGTGAAACCGCGATCCGCCCATCTGGTAAGCGCACAATGACGAGATTTTTACCGCCCTCGCTTCGCTCGGGGCGGGGCTTCCCTGAACGCTCGTTCTGTTCGCGAATCGAGACGCTCTCGCGGGATGCTTCCAGGTCGAATTTGTCAAGTTTGCGGATCATCATGTGCTTCGCACCTCCAATTAAAAAAGTTTTATTTTGTGGGCACCGCCCCTACTCGATTCCCAATTCAACCCCAACGGTATGTCGTGCCGCCATTAGAGATGAAAATAGTTTTTCCTCTCCACGACTTTGGGTGACTGTATTCCACACCCAGCACCTATAACGGTCGATATGGCGATCCAGCTTGATCACTCCGATCTTATCATCCACCTTGATAGTGAACATTCCAGCCGAATCTTTAACCCAATCATTTGAATAGATCATGAGGCACCTTATTCCCCTCCAGATCACAACAAAAATCGCCCTCGCCCACAATGTCCACCTTCCAAATGTTCGCCCATACATTTCCTAGTGGCGGTTCAATTAATCCGTACTTACGACAATAGTGCCGCAAAATACGGGTTGCCCGTACTGAAGAGCACGCTAGTGTTCCACATACACTTCTAATCATCTTATCCGTATTGGGATAGTGAGCTAACGATGTGGTGAACGCTAAGAATTGCTCTAATGTGTATTCCATCACCATAGCCTTCTGATAAACTTCTTCGCAATTTCTTTATCGCGAAACGTCAATCCCCGCCCGTATATCGACGCGAAGTGTGCGTCCCATTTAGTCGCCATAGCAATAGACACCCTGCCTAATCTGGCGAATTCCTCCAGACTACTTACAGTCTGCCACACTATAAAGAGCCGCTCGCCCTTTATGTGAGCTTGCCTAGCCCCACCCCCCACCGTCTTTAGTGTTGGAGGTGGTTCCGATATTCCCATCCAGTCTATAGGCTTGACCGGTGGCGGTGATATTTTTACTTCCTCGACGGGCGGGATCTCTAACCGCACCGCCATATGGCGGAATGCTCGCCGTTCTAGTTTGGATAAATCTTTGATATTCATACTTCAAACACCCAATTGTCCGGCGTGGTCAATTGACAGCATGACTGAATCGTGCCATTAACGCCCCTCAATAGAATTTTATCGCCCTCCCAAGCGACAATGCGACCCCTATCATTGCTATATAGCCCCTCAACCAGCCCCAATTCACCATGACGAACGTCGCGCAACATAGCCAAAACCTTTACAAAGGAGATTTTTACGGGGAGGAGTACCTCCCCGTTTAGGACAAAGAAAAAACCCCAGACAGGTGACCCCCGTCCGGGGTTGAGTACGTGTGCACACACAAAAAAAGACCCCGCTCAGGATAACCTGAACGGGGTCGATGGAGTCGCCAGAAGGATTACTTCTTATGAGAAGCTTATCACGTTACCCCAAATCCCCCGCACCGCTTCTAGCCCCTCCGGGGTTGAAGTATTCCGGGGTTTCCGTAGTTTGGGAATATCGGTAGATTCGACCACTAACGCCCATGCCGCCTTATTAAACGCAGCAGCATTCTCCTCCGCTAATGCTAGGCATGCGTCGATATGGGCATCACGTGGCTTGCTAGGCAGACTACGGAACGTTTCGCGGTTAACCTCTCGTTCCGTTATAGCGTCCGTTAGAAGTTTAACGGCATTATCTGCTTCCGATGCCAGTTTACCCGCCTCCAACTTGCAATTCTCCAACTCGGATTTTGCCGTTTCATAGTTATCCGTGGCGATTTTAAGAGTAGCTTGAAGTTTAGCCAATTCGGCAGGTTTAGCTTTATTTGCTGCCGCCGTATCGTATACTTCCATTGCTGCCACACGTTCCCGATCGGCAACGCCTAGTGTTTCCGCTAAACTGTCAACCCTCCCTAGGCACGTTTCAAACTTGGCGGATGCCGAGTCTACCATTAGTTGTAGTTGGTCAACTCTGTCAATCGACGCATTCAGCATTTTAGCGGCATCCCTCTGTTGGGGGGTATAGCCACTGGCATAATCTCCGTATTCTTCCACAAAAGAGCCTGCCAGCGAATTGCGATAGCTCTTTTCTAGTGAAAGAAGCATAGAATGCCCCTCTTGTAGATTCTTAAACTCCAGACCGAGTTCCACACAAGTGGTACGAATTCGCCCATTATTCCGCTTCAAAGCAACGATATAGTCGCTCATAAGCGGTGTTTTGCCAACCGGAATCCTAAACTTAGGCTCCTTATTCGACAATTCGATAAGACGAGCGGCGGATTTTGAGTCGAAAGTAAACATTGTGAAACCTTTATAGAGGATTAAATTTATTGCCGTAAACGTCCCCCTCTAAAGACGTTACGGTATACCCAAACAGGGTAGTTAACAGAATTTTGATTTTATCGGCATGGGTTTGTGGGGTTGACCCTAGTGGAATTTTAAACGCCCAACACGGTGGGAGGGCTATCGGTTCACCCCCAATAGCTTGCAAACTTTCCCAAACTTCCCCGCAATCAGTGTATTTCCCACCTACTGAGGGGAGCCCCCCCTTAGTTAAACCGGTCACAATAATGCGATGCGAATAAACATAGATCGAAACGCTGTGGTACGCCGTCTCCTTGCCGCCCTTGATCTTAGGGGGGCGTGGTTTCGTCTCAAACGGTGACACGGGGCGATTTTGAACCGCCCTCCCCTCACGGGCTGACCGTTTGATCTCCGCCCGTCTTATTCGCTTAATCCGATTCCGCTCTTTATTGTCCATGTTTATACCATAGGCTATCGTGTTGTCACCCATAATGGGTAGACTGGGTATGCTTGCCACTAGGGTAGCTCCCACAATCCCGGATCGGTTGATCCGAACAAATCTCCGCGAATCCATTCCCGAAAACCAACAAAAGCTGTCCTTGACTATGTGTAGTCTCTCATAATATCGGTTCGATGTAAATAGGCTGTGAACTACTTTTAGCGATTTTCCCGGAATATCCGCAAAGGGGGGGAAGTTATAGTGCTCCCCCCTTGTGGGGAGTTTCCGAGCGGCGGGCGAGCGGGTGGTTAAAACATACTATGACCCCACCCACCCACCAGCCTCCCTCTTACGGGGCGAGTACGCGCGCCCCGGTGTACATGTTTCTATGCAACTCGTAAAACGTTCCTTCCTTAAACCTAACCTTAATAATCCGCGCTACGCGTCTACCGACTTCGAAGAAGAACTACGCCTCTCCATAGAAAGATTGGGTTGGTTGCTACCCTTATATTGTACGTCCAAAGGCATACTTTTAAGTGGACACGCCCGCCTACGTGTATCCACAGATGAAATGGTTCCCGTCATCTTTGTAAAAACGCATTTAGTGACAGCCTTTACACTTCTCTTCAATTCTGTGCATACACACATGTGCGAAGCGCATTATCCACGCTGTCGCGCCAGCGACGTATTTGCTCTAAATCGTTACCCCATTCTGTCTGCACGTCCAGTCTCCCTAGATGTCTTTAGTAAAAAGGCTCATTTCGCGCGCGCCCTACACGCGAACTTCCGCATAGAAACCCCCATCGTCATAAATGAGGACGGGGAAATATTGTGGGGGCACCACCTAGTAACTAATACGTCGCGCGCTACTGTAGTCCCCAACGAATTAAGTGAGTACGTGCGCTATGCACTCTCCCTATCTGCCTCTTTCGAACTATCGCCCATTCTAAATGAGTTGCGATCTAATGCGTGGAACGCCCAAATTTCGCGCGGAAAACCGTCGCGTACCTTGCGCTTTGCGTTACGCACGCCCGCCTTGTTGGGGAATCGCCCGCTTGACTGGGGGGCAGGGCGCCTAGAAGATAGCGCGGCGTTAAGGGCGCTGGGGTACTCCCCTATCCCGTTCGAGCCATTCTGTAAGGGGGCGCACGAACTTTGCGAGGGCGCCCTCTCTCAGTTGCCTACAGCAACCAGTATACTGTGCTCGTATGTTTTAAATAGCGTGCCCATCGAAGATTGGGGGCACTTGCTTACTCTCTTCGCAAGCTTAAAGCTCCCCCTCTTCATTTATACTTTGTCGGGGTGGCGCGGCAATAAGTGCGCAATAAAAATCGACGATAATACTATTTTAACTAATGTTACGGGCGGGCATCCAAAAATACAGACTTATGTGACGCGGCAGGAATTTGTGGAGAGGCTTAGTGTCTTTTATGACGACGTTCATGTTGTGGCGCGCGATGACTCATTGTTTGCGCGCTGTACCTGTCCAAAACCGGTTTGCGGTGCCGATCTTGAGCGGGCTCTTCTCTTTGAGTTTTCGCCGCCTTTTCCGGCGCTACTAGAGGAGGCGCGACCCCACTTTACGGGCGAATCTTCTCGCCCCGGTGTACGTAAGTTGTGAATACACAACATTTAAAGAGGTACTCCTATGCGAAATTTTACCCCCCAAAAATCCGGAAAGTGCGCGTTATGTAACAACGCTAATGCCGTGAAGGAAGCCTCTCGCCTCTACTGCAAGCCTTGCAATTCAATTATGACGATAAGGCGGCAACGTAACTTCAAGCAAGCCTGTCTCGCCTACAAGGCGGGCTTAACAAAACCGTGTGCGCACGCGCACTGCGAGTATTGCGACGAGTATTTGCCAGCGCCTGCCCTTTGCTTCCGCCATCGTGACGCCAGTACTTCTAATAGGCGCCTTAGCGAGTTTACGGGATCTGCCGACCTTCGCGACGAAGTAATGCGCGAACTAGATAAAACCGATATGATATGTGTGAATTGTGAGAGAGAAAATTACAAGCGCGCCGCGAACTCATCTCGCGCGAAAATGGAAGCTGTTCAGCTTCTTGGGGGAGCCTGCTCTTTCTGCGAATATAGTGCTTGCGCAGCAGCGCTCGAATTTCACCACGAGGCGGGCGCGGGCGCCGCCACGAAAAAATTACAGATTTCAGACATTAACATGAAAAATTTCTATGAAGTGGTTGACGAAATCTTACTCTGCAAACTAATTTGTGCAAATTGCCACAGAATTCACCATTTTGAAGAAAAGACTCTTGACAAAATTATACTATTATTTTATAATAAAAACGATAAATCAAAAAAATTAATTTGTGCGTACGCAAACGAGCTATTCACACCTGAGTCTAAAAAGCGCGCCGCCTTATACATCCCAGCAGGGATGACTTTGGAGAAATAAATATTGACACATAAATGTGGGGAAGAGGGGGAGGACACCGTCCTCACACTCTGCACCAAAATTGTCCGCAAGCTCGCCCCTCAACTAAAGTTTGGTTTTCACGAAATCGAGGACCTCCAACAGGACGCCTACTTTTGGGTTGTCTCGTGCCTCGACAACTATAATCCTGACAAAGGAACGCTCTTTTCCTTCTTATTTGTGCAAATTCGGCGCCGCCTCATGAATTTAAGGAGAGATAAGCTCGAGCGGATTTCCCCCCCCTGTTATGAGTGCCCTCTCAACGCATACTGTGAAACCTCCGGTTGTCTCGCGTTTAGTGAGCGCGAAGAATGCCCTCACTACTCCCTCTGGCTAGTGCGCAACTCTGCCAAGCGCAGCTTAATGGAACCGGTTTCCCTCATAGACGCGCCCTTTCACGAGGCGCCCCTCGAGCGCATTATAGAGGCGGAACGTATGGAGTTCGTCCGGGCTAAGCTCGAAGAACCCGGTTGTGAGAAAGTTAAAGAGACTTTCGAGCGCGTACTTGCGGGTAAGCGAGTTTTCATTGCCGACCGCGAAGCTATGATGTTATGGGTGCTTCGCACAATGGAGGATTTCTAATGGCATTTAAAGAGCGCGACCTAACAGACGAAGATTACGAAGTGATTAAAAATCATTATAAGAAGAAGACAGTGGGTCAAATAGCGAACCGCCTAAAATGTCAAGTTGGGCAAGTACGCGACTATGTGAATACACTATCAGGAGTAGCGCCTGTTGAGGAGACACGGGGGCGTAAGACTCGACTTCCGGGCGACCCCAAACGCGAGAGCGACGTAATGCGCGAACTTCGAAAAAAAACATTTTTTAAAAATCTTGCCCTAGAGTTTTCCCCAGATGAAGTTGCGTTTTTCTGTGAACAATGGGCGCAAATCGTCCTCCAATTCGGTGGTGACATTCTTCCCTCTGAAGAACTTCAGCTCAAAGAAATGTTAACCTTGGAAATTTTAAAGGGGCGCATCCTTGTAGAAAATCGCAAGTTTGCCCAAATTGAGAATGAGGCGCGCGCTCTCATAGAGGCTGCCCTCTCTACAGTTTCCGACGATGAAGACCCGCGCGTTAAAAACCGCCGCAAGGTCGAGATTATGGGGTGGAAGGGTGATATTAGTGAGGCTCGCAAGGTAATAGCGGATAATAACAAAACTATGATTGCGCTCGCAGAAAAGTCGCAAAAAATGCAGGAAGCTCTTAACTCATCCCGCCAACAGCGTACTAAGGATATGGAGCGCTCCAAATATGACTTTTTATCCTATTTACGACTACTCCAAGACTACGAGTTTAGAAAACACGCGGGCGAAGAGATGGAAATTATGAAGCGCGCCCAACGTAAGGCATTTGAGAAACACGGCTCTTACTATAAGTATGCTGATAACCAGCTAGATTTACCGATTTTAAACGAGGAAAGTATTACGAGGGTTAAAGATGAAAGTACTGATAACGGGGATTAATGGGCAACTGGGCTGGTACGCCCAACAATTATGGGCGTCACAAGGTTATGAGGTAGTTGGAACAACGCGGACTTCCTCCACTAGGATGAGCGGTGACAATCGCGAACTCGATATTTTGGACAGCTCGGCGGTTTCCGCCCTAGTTCGTGAAACGAGCCCTGACTATCTCATTCACTATGCCGCCCAATCTATGGTGGGGACATCCTTTGCGCAGCCCTCCTTAACTATGGGCGCCAACGTAGATGGCTCTTTAAACATTTTAGAGGCGCTTCGCACTCATTCACCCGGCACGCGCTCTGTCTTCCTGGCAACCTCCGAGATGTTCGGGCGTGAATACACCCACAGTGATGGTAATGTACGTTATCAAAATGAGCTTACCCCTATGATACCCGTCTCTCCTTACGGAGTGAGTAAGCTCGCCATGTATCACTTAGTACGCATTTATCGAGAGTCCTACGGACTCCCGGTGTATAGCGCCATCCAATTTAACTCAGAGTCGCCACGAAGGGGCGCCTATTTTGTTACGCGAAAAATTACAAGCTGGCTAGGTAAATACAAGGCAAACTCTGGTAAGTGCGAGCGCCTCCCTCTCGGAAACGTAGACGGGGTCTATAGGGATTGGAGTCACGCTTTAGACAGTGTGCGCGCCCACTACTTAATGGCGGTTTACGGAGATACTGATTATGTGGTGGGGTCGGGCGAGACACACTCTCTTAGTGAGTTTCTAGAGCGCGCCTTTAAACACGCGGGAGTCGATGACGTATACTCGCACTTCTATCAAGATGAACGCTTTATGAGACCAAATGAACTTTTTTACCTTGCCTCCGACCCATCAAAGATAAAGCGCGAATTAGGGTGGGAGCCGCAAATCTCGTTTGACGATCTAATTAAAGAAATGGTAGAGAATGATGTTCAGCTTTTTTCAAAAAATGTTTAGTTGGTCTGTTGTTAATCCAGAACTTGCTCTGTTACGGCGTATTTTTACCACAGAAAAACAGCTTTTTCTATTGACCGAGCGCCAGCTCCTTGAAATTGCGAGCGCACTCAATTTAGAGGCTACTATAGAGGATTTAAAGAGGGATACCGTCGCCAAAATTTGGAGGTCTATATCGACATTTTAATTGATACGCGCGAGAAAAACCCCTATGAATTTGCACGCGCTAACGTAGAACGCATTAAACTAGAAACGGGCGACTATACACTTCGCGGATATGAGAATATACTCGCTATTGAACACAAAGCTTCCTGCTCTGAGTTGGCAGGTAACGTCACAGAAAAACGCTATGTAAACTGGACGTCGCGCCTTGCAGCCTTTCCACATAAATTCCTTATTTGTGATTTTTCACTCCATGACATACAGGTTTACCCGGCGGGCGCCAATATACCGCGCCGATTGCGACGTAAAGTAAGAATACGGGGACCCTTCATATTAAAAAAGCTAGGCGAGCTAGAAGAACTGGGAATTAATATCATATTGGCTGGAAATAGAGAAAGTGCAAAGCAATTTATTTTAGACATTTTTGAGAGGGCTTTAAATGGAAAACTTGATCAAGTTTGATGTGGCGTCAGATGCGTGGTTAGGTTTAGACGACAATGATTATCTCATTCAAGACAATCCGCTCTTAGGAATGGAGCCCGAGGACTTCTTCCGCAAAAATTTAGGCACCTATGAAATTTCATTATTGCGCAATCCTGACTACCTTGGGTACACCGCCTGGGTGATCCTCGGCATGAAAATACCGCCGTTTCAACAACTTATTCTGCGCGAACTTTGGACGCGTCCCTTCCCCATGTTGATCGGATCGCGCGGTCTATCTAAGACTACGTGCCTCGCCCTATATTCGTTATTACGCTGTCTTTTATATCCCGACTACAAAATAGTGGTGGCGGGCGCCTCCTTCCGTCAATCTAAAATGATATTTGAGTATGTTGAGAATATGTTTCACACTTCGCCTGTTCTTCGCTCGATGTGCCGCCAAAAAGACGGCGCCGTTAGAAATGCCGATAAGTGGGAGTTTCATATTAATGACTCGCTAATTACGGCGATCCCCATTGGTCCTACCGGTGATAAAGTGCGAGGTTTGCGTGCTAACTCTGTAATTTGCGATGAGTTCTCCTCACATACCCCGCAAATCGTAGAAGAGGTTCTGTTCGGGTTCGGTGTAGTCTCTAGTACTCCCGTAGAAAAATTAATTAATATTGCGCGCCGCGAAAAAATGCAGCAAATGGGGTGCGATATGACCGAGCTAGAAGCCCTTAAAGATATAGGCTATAGCAATCAATCTATTATTGCCGGTACGGCTGACTATTACTTTAATCACTTTTATGATTATTGGATGCGTTATAAGCGCATTATAGAAAGTAAGGGTGACCCCCAAAAATTAAAGGATGTTCCTGGTGCTGACTCTGAGGCATTTGATTGGAAAGACTTCTCTGTTATTAGAATTCCCTACTCGATGTTGCCTAAGGGCTTCATGGATGACAAAGTTATAGCGCGCGCCCGCTCTCAAATGAGCACGAGTTTGTACAAAAAGGAGTACGAGGCTATCTTTATTGAGGATTCAGATGGGTTTTTCAAGCGCTCAATCATAGAGGCGTGTACAGCTAAAGAAAAGAATATAAGTAAGGAGAGTTGGGTAGAGTGGTGTCCTACCCCTTTTGATCCCGTAAGGGCGGGCGATAAAAACCGCCATTACGTATATGGAATAGATCCCGCCTCTGAAGCCGACAATTTTGCCGTTACCATTTTAGAGTGTTATAAAGATCATGCTCGCGTAGTATACGTTTGGACTACAAATAGGTCAGACTTTATAGAGCGCCAAAAAGCGGGCTATACAAAAATAGAAGATTATTACAACTTTGTTGTGAGGAAGGTGCGCGATCTCATGAAAATATTTCCCTGTATGGGAATTTCCATAGATGCCCAAGGTGGTGGGCGCGCTGTTATAGAGGCATTCCACAATAAAAACTATTTAGAGGGGAATGAGGAACAAATTTGGGAGACCAAAGATCCTAATAAACCCAAAGACAGTGATGACAAGCGCGGTATTCATATTTTGGAAGCTATAGAGTTCTCCAATTATACTTGGTTAAGAGATGCCAATTACAATTTATTAAAAGACATGGAGACAAAAACCCTTTTATTTCCGCGCTTTGATAATGCTTCCGTAGAACTATCCGTTATTGAGGATATGGCGCGCTCTGAACGTTTTCAGCGGGATAATCCGGGCAAAAAAATCAAACTTTTTGACTCCCTTGAGGATGTTCTCGAAGAGGTAGAGCGCCTAAAAGACGAACTTACAAATATTATTCATAAGAGGGGCGGCTCAAAAGGACGTGAAAAGTGGGTAGTTCCAGATGTATCCGACGAGCGAATTACTAAGAAGAGCGGGCAAAAAGACAGGTATACCGCCCTTTTACTCGCCAACGATAAGGCGCGCCGCATACGAAACGAAGAGGTGGTAGCGCACGAATATAATTATGGTGGCGGTCTAATTACAGATATTAAGGCGAATGGCGGCGAACTTTATAGTGGTCCTACATGGTTCACTGATAAATTTTATCGATGAAATTTAAGCATTTATGAAAATCAGAAGAATGTGGAGTAGGCAGTGAAGGCATTTAAGTATAGGATTTTTCCCAATGGCAATACTTCAACGATAATACTATTGTCGGTGTATATAATACTATTAAAGGAGAAACAAAATAATGTCGCATATTTTCTACATTAATAATGACAATAGTGGGTTCACCGGAGTCGGTGGCTCTTATTCTACAGGTTCCGCCAAAGAGATGGAATCTGAGCCAGTTGAATTTTTGGGTGGCGAGAGTGGCGAACCAGACACCGGTGGCTGTTGCGGCGGAAGTTCTGCCGACATAGACATTAGTGGATGTTGTGACCAGCTCGTAGATAATGGAGATGGAACATTTACATTTACTCCTTTATTGGACCCCCCTTTCACAGTTTATGGCGGGCTATCCTCGGTCACCCATAATGCGGGCAACTACGTTTTTGAGGACGAAGAGGGCACCTCTACAACTATAGGTTATGATATTACGGCAGTTGGTGCTGAAATTCGCCTTTTATCTCAAGCTGGCACTCAAACTAGTGCAGTAAACGTTTGTACATTAATTAATGATAATTGTAATGTTGGTGTGGCGCTTTCGCTAGTAAGCGGAAATCAACTTAAATTACATGATGGAGCGGGTGACGTTCTAAGTGCGGTAATTTTGCCTAGCGGCGCATCTGGTGGCGAAACAGTCACCATGATCTCGCAAAATATTCCTGGTGGCTCATTTACTTATACTAATGAGTTGGGCGCGCCAGAACTAGTGAGTATTTGTACGCTTGCTTATAGCGGTTGCGACTTGGGTACCGAGCTAACTTATACTTCTGGAACGCGCACTCTCGAACTATTAAACGGTAAGGGCGACTCAATAAGTAGCGTTATACTTCCTTCCGGCTATACTACAGATATTACGCGCAGTGGTGGAAACTACTTATATAGTAATGGGGCGGGTCAGACTCTTACTATTGGGTATGATATAAATACGTCGGGCTCTTCAATTCAGCTCGTGGATGCAAGTGGCACGGTAGCTAGTTCAGTCGACGTTTGTACTTTAGTTACCTCAAACTGTAATGTGGCTACCAATCTAACTATTGTTGGTGATACACTCTCCTTAAGGGACGGGCAAAATGACGTGCTTGCTACTGCAGCGGTGCCCGTAACTTCTATTACGCGAAGCGGCGGCAATTACTTATATGACAATGATAATGGTCAAACTTTGACTATTGGATATGATATTGATACGGTTGGTACGGCGATTCGCTTGCTCGATGCCAGCGGTACCGTAGCCAGTTCTGTTGATGTTTGCGCGCTTATTACTGCTAACTGTAATGTTGGTACTTCACTATCTATCTCTACTTCTAATTTATCTCTATTGGATGGGCAAACTGATACGTTGAGTACGGTGGCATTGCCAGTTACTACGATCTCTCGAAGTGGCGGCAATTATATTTATTCTAATGGGGCAGGTCAATCACTAACAATAGGATATGATATTCAGGCTAACGGAGCTAGCATAGAGTTGATAGACGCTAGCGGCACGGTTGCTAGTTCAGTTAATGTTTGCACTTTGGTGACTTCAAACTGTGATGTGGCGACTTCGCTTAACTTGGTTAGCGGCGATAAAATCCGCTTGATGGACGGGCAAGGCGACATGTTGAGTGTTGTTACGCTTCCTGCATCTAGTGCATGTATAGCCCCCGTCGATTATGGAATTGTTGGAACTATTCCTACTTCGGTACCCGGTCCAGCCAGTCATCACTTTTGGGCACTCGAACACTCGGGCGGTACATTAAGCTTAACAGCTTCTGCGGGAAATTTGGCAGCAGAAATTACTGGGGCTGGAGACTGTGATGAATTTCACATTTTGAATAAAGGTCCAGACGACATGACGTGGGAAAATGGTTATGGTTACACTTATACATTTTTTGAAGGAGACATCGTTAGCTTTGTAAAAATTCTTGGGACTAACTACGACTTGATATAGGATTTTTTAAATGGAAAAAGTAAATCAAGAAGAGTATTACAGCGCTATAGCCTCAATTGGTGATAATGGATTTTATACCAATGTGGACGGGCGCGGTACCTCAATGCGCCATGATTATTCATATAGTGATTATAGCGCAGAAAAACCATCTTTAGTTTTACCGCGTACACAGCGCGATATAATTCTAACTATGGATGAAGTCTACGAGAATTTTGGCTTAATCAAACAAATTATAGATTTGATGGCTGACTTTGTAATTCAAGGTATACGTATTGTACATCCGCGCCCTAACATTCAAGAGTTTTATGAAAATTGGTTTAATAGGGTTGACGGGCTTCACGTATCAGATAGGATAGCGACCGGCTTATTTAAGCACGGAACATGTATAGTAAGGCGTAAGTATGCTTCTCTAAATAAGAAATTAGAGCGCGACATAAAAACCGCGCGCGCTGACTTAGAACCTTTAGAAATACCGCGCCGATCTATACCGTGCCGCTATTCATTTTTAAATCCCGCCGTAGTAGATGTAGTCGGCGGTAGTATTTCGTCTTTTGTCTCTGGCAATAAAATTTATGGAATTGTACTACCAGAAACCATCAAATCAATGATTTTAAATCCCTCAACAACGGAAGAAGCTAGCGCAATAAATGCACTTCCAGAGGAAATAAGGGCGGCTGCCAGAAAAGACGGGATTTTCCCTCTCTCAGTCAACGATACCATCGTACTCCACTATAAGAAGGACGACTGGAAAAATTGGGCTAAACCCATCATTTATTCTATTTTAAAAAATGTGTTTTTGTTGGAGAAGATGCAGCTGGCGGACTTTTCCGCATTAGATGGCGCTATAGATAGAGTAAGAATTATTAAGTTGGGTGATCTAGAACACCAGTTAGTGCCCAACTCTGACGCGTTTGCCAAACTAAGAGATGCCTTACAAGGAAATGTAGGTGCTGGAGTTAGAACTATTTTGTGGGGACCCGACATTAAGATGGAGGAAAGTCAAACTGACATTCACCAATTTTTAGGCGACGACAAATATAAACCCGCTCTTAATGGAATTTATGGTGGAATGGGTATCCCTCCTACTCTAACAGGTAGTGAAAATAGTGGGGGTGGTACTACAAATAACTTAGTTTCTCTTAAAGCGCTAGTTAAGCGCTTAGATTATGTGCGAAATCAAGTAGTGAGATTTTGGACACGAGAACTTACAATTTTAAAGAAAATATTAGGGCATAACCAGAATGCCGAGATAGAGTTCGATATTGCAAACTTTGGTGACGAAGAGGCGGAAAAGAAACTTTGGATTGATTTGGCAGACCGCAACATTATTAGTCACGAAGCTCTTCAAGTTAGATTTGGCGCCAAGCCCGAAGTTGAAGAAGCTCGTATGCAACGTGCCGAAAAAATGCGTAGTAGCAAGAGGCGCGCTCCTAAAGCTGGTCCGTGGCATAACCCAGAATGGGAAAGGATGGCTCAAAAATCCTTATTAGATAAAGGAGTGGTGGACCCTTCACAAATAGGAGTTCGCCTAGAGGAAAAGGGTGATGACGACCTGAACGAGGTTGGCGTTACTGCGCCGACTCCCAAAACCGAGCCGGCACCAAAATTGGACAATCCTGGGGGAAGACCCGCCAATACAAAGGACTCGTTACCGAGAAAGCGCCGCCTCTTTAAGACACAAGTGCGCGCTACAAAAATTTGGGCTGATGATTGTCACGCCGCCTTAGATGATCTAATTAATCCTTTTATTCTTAATCAATTTAAAAAGAAAAATATGCGTAGTTTATCCAAGGAAGAAATACTTTTGTCTGAAAGATTGAAGTTGAGTGCATTCTTTGGATTAAAGTTAAATCAAGAAATTGATCCGAGCGTACTAAAAAGCTTAAATAATGATATGTATGAGGAATACCTCAAAAGTGTAAGCTCTATAGAGAGCGAACTAAATAAAAAGTTAACGCTAGAAGAAAAGCGCGATATAGCCTCAGATATGCTAGTGGAGAAATTTTATGTCATGTGATTGCTCAGGTAATGATGATATTCAACTTGATCCGAGCGGCTATGTAACGCCTTCTGATGCGTGGAATACTTGTATTGTTAATATGGTGCGCGCACATATAGGTGACTATAGTGACCCGCCCGAGTACACAGATGAACGAATTTTACAAATTGCCGCTGCCGCAGCCTATTTCGTTTCCGTCGATATAGCCAGCTGTGATGTGACGGCGCCCTCGGTCGCCTGTGATGGCACTATGTCGTTTGATCCAATGAGTTATCCCTCTTTTGTAAATTTAGTGGTTTTAAAGGCAGCCTGTATGTTAGACAGGGGAATGATGAGGTCGCGGTTTCAAACGGAAGGAATTGCCGCTACTTGTGGACCAGCCGCGTTAAGAATAACGGCGGGTTCTGGTGCTTATGACGCCTTCGCAAAGTTCGGTGCTTGCGCAGCTTACGCCGAACTGAAAAAAGAACTGTGTTTTATGGCGCCACTTAGAAGTGCGCGATGCGCCATCCAAATTGTTTCATTTTTTGTAAGCGATCATTATCATCCGGGTTGTTGTAACCCGTGTAGGGGACCACGACATGTATAATTTAATGACAGAACAATCTAGTGCATGGGCTACAGCTATTTCTACTAATAGTTTCAATGCTGTTATTCAGCTTGGAATTACGGCTGCGAATGCTGCCAAAACCATGCTTTATATTCCTCAGGGATTTGGAGCTAATACCGTAAGTTTACCTCTTACTGCCCCCATTACCTTTCCTGCCGGTCTGTCGGTGTGGATTGAGGGCAATCTCACGTATATGCCGGTAGACAATAATGCTGTAGTAACTTTTGGAAGTAATGATGAGCAAAATTATTCTAAACGAATACGCTGTATTGTAGTTAGAAATACTCAATCAGATTGGACTAATGAAGGTGCTATAGGAATTAAAATTTGGCACTTGGCTAGTTCCGAAGAAGTTTATTTGGGGGCAACTAAGCATTGTGTGGGTGTTATTTTTATGGCACAGCAGTTTGGATTTGTATATAATAAAGGAATTCATCTTTGTGATTTTAACGATAATATGGTTCATGTTATTATAGACGCTAATCAAGTTGGTGGTGTTAATGGACAAAATGGTTGGGTGAACGAAAATATTTTTCATGGCGGCTCATTCAGAATTACTACTGATTTAAATGATGGAAATGCAATTTCAAATAGGGATAATAAATTACCTACTGGTTTTAGATTGAAAGGTACTTCTGATAAACGAATTAATTCCAATACTTGGATTGCTCCATGTTTTGAGGGAGCTGTATCTAGTTTCTTGCTTGGTTATAGATGTTTCCATATACAAAAAAGTACAACATATAATCATGTTATTGGAGGGCGAGTTGAGATAGATAGAGTCAATGATGAAGAGCAGAATCCAACAACTAGACCTCTAATTAGAGTGGATATAGACACGGATTTGGAGTGGGTTGCTAATTTTGTTTGGGATGCTTTATATGATATTCCACATACTGCACTTCCAAATGATTGTGTACTTGATAGATCTAATGTATTAGCTTCGTCTAATATTGGAAATACAGTAAGAAATATCTATAATAGAATGGGGCGACCAGAAATTGCTTCAGTTATAGGTGGTGAACTTTTAGTAACTAGGCTAACTCAAGCTTATGTCGATGGAAAAATGTATTTACCAGGATGGAATTGGTATGCAGGGAGTGGGGCTCCGTTAACAGTTTCAGACACTAGGGGTATTTTCGCCGATTCTAACAATAATATCGTTATTGGGCGCAATGGTAACTTTGGTATTGGAAAGCGCGTAGATTTAAGTAATTGTCATCATATTACTGTTGTACCAGATTCAGATCCTATTAGACTTGGCAGAGTTGTAATTCGTTTATTCGATGAGAATTTAAATCTCATAACCTATAATACTGAGTCTAAATTTGGACAAAATGAATCAAGAATGGTTAGTGGCAATGTTTACTGGAGTTCTAATATTTCAGCGTGGGTAGGTTCAGTTTTAATAGATCCAGTAGTAGTACAAATTAGTAATACGGCTAGATATGCAGATATTTATTATTCAGGTTCTACTTCGGATTTTGCATTGCGTACTTTTACTATCTATGGACATTATGGGTCTCTCCTCGAAAAACCTATTCCATCAATTGGAGTTAGAGATAATACAACACGATGGGCATGGCAAGATCCTAATACTTTTCAAGATTCGGCTATAGGGTTTGCATTGACTACTAATGGAGTCATAGACTCTATTGTTCAGCAATATTCTCCAGTTTATGTATCTGCTCCAGCCATAACAGTAGGGAATGCTCAAGTAACTTGTCAATTATATACTAGTGGCGATAATGCCGGAAGGATAGATCCTAGTACCTATAACTACATTAATAGAGGTACTGGAATTAACAATGGAGCCGGTGTTAGTTATACGGCAATTAATGCAGACAAAACCATAGCAAATCCTGGCGACATAATTCATAATGCTGCCTATACTGGTGCAGTGTCTGGTTTAGGTTCAATTAAAGGATGGGTTCGTAAGGGGTGGAGAGACTACGCAACTTTATAAGGAAAATAAAATGTATAATTTAAAAATGGAAAAACCAAAAGAGTGGGCAGAAGCGATTCAAAATAATGATTTTACCCCTGTTATTAAAGCGGGCATTATAGAGGCTATAGACTTAGAAACTTTACTTTATATACCTTCAGAACGTGGTATTAATGGTTTGCCACTACCATTTAAGACGCCAATTTTTATTCCACGAGAACTGTCTATATGGTTTGAGGGAACTATCACTTACACTGCAAAAACAGATGATGTTGCAGTTACTATAGGCGATGACAAAAATTCTAATTATGCAAAAAGAATTCGTTGTATATTGAATAGACTTAATCAGTCTAATTGGGCAAGCGATTCAAATGTGGGTATTAAAATTTTTAATTTAGTGACTGCAGAAGAAGTTATTGTTGGCGCAAGTAGAAATACCGTTGGTGTCATTTTTGCTGCGCGAGATAGAGCATTCGCCTATAATAAAAATATTAAGTTGGGAGATTTCTACGATAATTTAGTTGCCGCAAAGCTAGAAAATATTGGCGGTGGATGGGTTAATGAAAATATGTTTCATGGAGGTTCATTTAAAGTAAGTAGCGGATTAAGTGCTAACGAAACTATAGATAAAAGAGGAAAAATTATTACAGCTTTTCAGTTATTCGGTAGTAACGTTCATACGATCAATGCTAATGAGTTTATTTCTCCATGTTTTGAGGGGGCAGCTAGAACTTTTGAAGGATATCGTTGTTTTCATATTAATAAGAGCGCAGTTAAAAATATTGTTAAGGGTGGTCGTTTAGAGGTAGATATAGATCAAAATAAACTAATTCGTGTACATTTGGATGGCGGTCTTAGTCCAATTGTCGATTTTAGTTGGGATCTTTTATACGATAGTTATGATGTTTTGGCAAAAGAAGCTATTGTAGATTGTTCTCATCCAGAAGTAAGTAGTAATGCTAATAATCTTTTTATTAAAAAGTATGTACCGGTAAGTAACGTTATTGGCGGCGAAGTTCTAGCGGGTTTATTTACGCAAGCCTATGCAGACGGGCGTGCCTACATACCGGGTTGGAATTGGTATGGGGCTAACAGCGCACCAACTTTATGTTCGCCAAACAATGCGGTAAATACTGATGGTTCTAACATTTATATTGGGCGCGATGCTAATTTCGGAATTGGAAAGCGCCTAGATTTAAGTTCGTGCCGCCATATAACAATTGTGCCCGATGGACAAAATGGGCGCCTTTACATTAGGCTTTTAGATGAAAACAAAAATTTAATTAAGGATAATGTTGAGACTGTTGGCATTCTAAATAACGTTCGTTTGGTTAGCGGCGGTGTCTATTGGACCAAAAATTCTTTTGCCTGGATAACTTCAGTAAATGCGGGACCAGTTACGGTGGCAATTAGTAAGCGCGCTAAATATGCTGATGTTTTCTATATTGGCTCCACAAAGGATTTTGCCATGCGCTCTCTTACTATTATTGGGCATTATGGTGCTTTGCAGGAAAGCCCAATAGATGGATATAGGGGCAATACCTCGCGCTGGATGTGGCAGGATCCCAACACCTTCCAAGATTCTGCTTCAGCCTACTGTATTACTAGTGGCGGCAAAATTATAGAGGTAATACTGCAATATTCTCCAATTTATCATGAGCCGCCGCAAATTTCCCTACCCGGGGGCGCTAAGGCTACTTGCACCTTAGTGAATGGGCGGATAGATAAAATTCTTATTACTAATGGTGGGATTGGGGTAACGGGATACCCAAGTGCGGGTTTCTCAAAAGTTGATTCCGACAAGACATTTGCTTATAATGGTGAAACTTTTAAAAACGCATCTTTCAATGGAGCAGAGTCCGGTCTTGGCTCAATTAAGGGCTGGGTTCGTTCTGGACCAAGGAATTATAGCGTTTTGGTGTAAATAATAATATGAAAATATATAAAGAAGAACTTGCACTAGCTGAACAAATTTTCGCACAAAAGTCGGTGGCGTTTTGTACGCAAGTTGTTGAGGCTGATAGTGTTCCTGAAGTCGAGAGCGAAAGTGCGTTTGCCGCACTAAAAATCAATATTGAGACGCCTAAGACAGAAGACCTCTATTATACTCGTTCAATTTTAGTTAGTACCGGCTTTAATAATAACGACGATGTTTTTCATCCGCACGAAGTGTGGAAAGCGCGAAAGACTCCAGTCGACAAACCGACCAACATTGAGCATGACGATAGCCGCATAGTTGGTCATATCACTTCAAACTGGGTTATTGACAATCAAGGAAACATATTAGAAGACAACCTGAATATAGAGGATGTTCCTTCTGTTTTTCACATTGTTAATGGCGCCGTTATTTATAAACAGTGGCAGTCACAAGAATATAAGGATATGGCTTTTGACCTAATTAAAGAAATTAAAGAGGGATCCTACTATGTAAGTATGGAGTGCCTATTTAATGATTTTGATTATGCTATTAAGGACGGCGACAAAATTCGAGTGATTCCACGCGATGAGACTAGTGCGTTTCTTACTGCCCACCTAAGATTGTTTGGTGGGTCCGGCATTTATGAGGATAAGCGCTTGGGGCGCCTTCTCAAGAATATTAATTTCTCGGGAAAAGGATATGTTAAAAAGCCAGCAAATCCAAAGAGTGTAATATTTGAAAATGACAATATTAATGAGTTTTCTTTTGCTGGTGTATATGATATTTGTAGTGCAAAAATAAAGGAGAGTGACATGTCACAAGAGATAATCGAAGATCTAAAAGGGCAAATTAAAGAATTGAGCAAGGCAAACCAGTCCTTAAAGGACGAAATTGCTTCCGCCGATGCTGCCCGCTATCAGAATCAAGTAGAAGAGCTGAAAGCCTCCCTAAAGAACGAGCAGGAACTGCGTGTTAAGGAACAGGAAGCTAAGGCTTGTATGTGTGATCAATATGAAGAGCTGGCTAAGAAGAACGAAGAGCTTGTAGCCGAGCTAAATTCTATGAAAGAGTGCAAGAAGAAAGATGCGCGCGTTGGCGCTTTTATTGAGCGCGGCTTTTCCAAGGAAGATGCCGAAGCTAAGGCTGGCGAACTTTCAGCACTTGATGACACAACTTTTGAAAAAGTTATTAAGTTAATTCCGGCAGTTGCTTGCTGCCAGAAGGTAGCTCCCATTAATTTGGAAGAGCTTGAAGAGGAAGTAGAAGTTGAAGCGTCTGTAGACGTTACAGATGAGAAAGAGAATGTCTTTGCTGCACTCGTTGAAAGTACAGACAAATATTTTTCAGAAAAGTGGTCTAACCACAAAGGAGATGAGTAATGGCACTTAAAGGGTATCGAAATCACGGGTGCGGCACCGGTTCGGTGGTTAAACACTTTATGAACGAAGTCGCGGAAAAGGGTATCGTTGTAACGCGAAAGTCTGGGTCCACTGGATCTGGTCTTCCGGGCGATGCTCAAAATATCGTCGAGGTTCCTGCTGCTTCTGGTAATGGCGATGCTATCGGCATCCTATTGACTGATGTAGTTGACATTGACGTAACTAGATTTTGTCACATTGGTCGCTCACATCGCAGTGAAACCACGCCTTGTAATCCTGTAGAAATTATGGACAAGGGCGAGGTTTATACTAACATGTTGGCTGATGGAGCTACTCCGGCAGCTGGTGACGACGCTTACTACACAGAGGGTGGTCTTCTGACTGATGATAGTGGCGAATTTGGTCCAATCGGAAAATTCGAAGGTCCGGTTCAGTCCAATGGTTACGTTGTAGTCAAAGTCGATCTATAATATAGGAGATAGGAAATATGTTTAAGTCAGCACCTGAAGAGCTGAAAAAGCTTTGGGTAGCAGGTAGTTCCCACAATTTGACAGAAGCAGCTGAGCCGACCGCTAAGTTAGCTAAAGCGTTGGAACTTCCTCTCCGAAAAGGCATTATGAGCTGTGATACGGTAAAAAACATCTTTGAGATGCAAGATTACCGCGATTGTCGTTGCGTCGAGTATCCGCTTGACTTTGTTCAACCAGGTACCGAAAAAGAGTATACGGCGTTTGTTGTACCTGATTGCGGTTACATTCCCCATCGCTTGGTAGAAGGTGATTATGTCACTGTTCCTACTTATACTGTAGCCAACTCAATTGAGTGGTGTCTAAAGTATCAGCGTTGTGCGAACTGGAATGTTATGGAGCGCGGTCTTAAGGTATTGCGCGACGGTTTCACGAAGAAGTTGAATGATGACGGCTGGCACGTTATTTTGGCAGCAGGTCTTCACCGAAATATTGTTGTTGTTGATGATGCTGCGGCTGAGGGTCAGCTTACAAAGCGGCTCGTTTCTTTGATGAAGTTGGTTATGCGTCGAAATGGTGGAGGTAACTCTACCTGCTTGAATCGCGGTACTTTGACGGATCTCTATATGTCGCCAGAAGCGATGGAAGATATTCGCAATTGGAACGTTGATCAGGTTGATGAGTTGACACGGCGCGAAATTTTCGTAGGCGAGGGCGATGCAGGCATTAGCCGCATTTTCCAAGTTAACTTGCACGCAATGGATGAACTTGGTGTAAACCAGGAATATCAATTGTACTATGAGGATGAGCTGAGTGGTGCGATGCCTCCGAATAAGCTCGAGCTTGTTGTTGGTTTGGACCTCTCTCGTAGAGACAGCTTTGTATTGCCAGTAGTTAAGGAACTAGAAATCATCGAGGACACCTGCTTGCAGCGTCACTTGAAGAGAGGTTTCTTCGCTTACTGGGAACACGGTATCGCAAGTCTCGATAGCAGACGCGTACTTTTAGGAGCCATCTAAGTCCTTACTATTTAACGACTTACAGAGAGATGCCGGACGGAAATTTCGTCCGGCTTCTTTTTTAGTATGTTCATAGCCTGTTCATATTTACGATCCAAATACAAGTGTCCCGCACAATCGCCATATAAAAATTCTAAAACGCTATGTATATTATTTATTCTAAAAATTGAAAGTTTGTGTGCGCATAGGTCTGGATTATCAGGGTTTGAGCCATTTTTAGCTTGATACATGGCAAAATTTTCCGATGGTAAGACTTCCTTGAACGAATTACACATTGATAAATTTCCACAAAAAGAACAAGAGTGCCCACTTTTAGCTATGCTTCCATCTCCATCCCAACATCCCCTAATAAAATGTTTAATTAGGTGTTTTGGCACCATATCTTCCGTTGGGAATCTTAATTTAAAAGTCTTGTTTGGCATACATCCTAATTTTTCTAAGTCACAACACATTTTAGCGCTATTGATTCGAAGTAGTTTTTGTATTTGACCTCCGTCTTTTAGATTATTTTTTATATTTTTAATTGGCGCTGTAGACTTAATTTCTCTTTTTATTTTATTTAGGATATTTATGTCGCCACATTGTAATCTTATTCTTATAGAAGTACGACAAACATTACCATCAGTATATAAAAGTCCAAGTATATAAGCTTTATTAGGCGTATCTATTTTTTCAAAATAACTTTCATCTACATCATATTTTTTATTACCATAGGCACGCATTTTAACGCCTTGTTCAAGTAATTTATTGCGAACAGTACACCCATTAGTATTGAGTACTCTCCCTATACTTTCTATGCCCATTCCACTCTCATATAGTTCGCGCGCTTTTTGTTCAATGTCGGGGTCTCCATGATATCGGCGCGCACCACGCGAGGTATTACTATAACCCCATTTTTTTAGACTGTAAGAAACTGCGGTTATACCAATGGTTTTTTCTATTTGTCCTATAGAGGATCCTTCCTCCCACATTTTTATTATTTCGTCTTTGAAATTTTCTAGACTACGAGCTTCTTGTTTAATTGAGTCTTTCGACTTAAGCCCGCGCTTTTTTAAAAACTGCCCTATAGACGCGCCATGACATCCTATTTGTTCGCCAATCTCTTTATTAGAAACGCCATCGGCATTCATTTGGAGAATTTTTTGCTCATTATTTTCTATAATATGTTTCATACTCATAAGTATAAGGCACATATATGCCTTTGTCAACCACTTTGGTGTATATATATTTAAAAAGGAGGCTTTCAATGTTATCATTTTTATTTTTATTTGCTGTGACGGCGCAAAAAATTGAGATAAATGAGAAAGCCCATATGACAGGATTTGTCTATGATAGTACGGAAAAATATGACTATGTGATAACGGCAGGTCATATAATGGATACTGAACCTGAAAAAATTGTTATTAGTGGAGATGAGGCAAAAATTATAGCGCTCGATTATGACAAGAAAAACGCCGAATCCGACTGTGCTTTACTACGCAAAAATAAAGGTAGTGAAAGTAAGCGCGCCATTTTTCGAACTAGCGAGCCGCTAGAAGACGAAGCACTAACTTATTTTGGATTTGGACACAAAGATAAGTGTTATATAAACGTTACTGATGATTATGTCGGCGATGTATTTAGTTTTGTTCCGCCGCCCATTCCAGGTGACAGCGGATCCCCAGTCTTAGACGATAAAGGGCGCGTTGTTGGTATCGTAGTTTCATACGTTCCTGGCTTAGAGGTGCGCGTAGGTCTTGCCGTTAGATCATCTCGAATTGTAAAATTTATACAAGAAAAGAGAAAATAACATGATTTTTATCATAGATGAGGATTATTTAATAAATAGATATACGACCGTTGTGCTGGTTGGCGCTTGCTTTGACTATGAAGAAGATGGCGACGGTCCACAAGAAATACTTGATCTCTCTGGGAGACTATAATGAGCATATTCAAGCCTAATGAAGGCATTCAAAATATTGGGGCGTCAACCGTTCTTGGTGGAACGACCTGCTTTACATCTACGACGGAGGCTTCGGGTGAAGCCCTAGACTATAGTGGGCGCCTAGATTACGTACCACTTTGCGATTGTGATGTCTCCGGCAGCGTATACGCTGACTTTGTTGGCGCCGACCCCAGTGGTAATGGCGAACAGGGTTTAGTGCCCGCCCCTATGTCGGGAGAGGAAACTTATTTTCTACAGGGCGATGGTACGTGGGCTCCTATACCAGGTCTTTCAGATGGAGATAATGGCGACATCCTAGTTAGTGGAGGTGGAGCTACCTGGACTATAGATGGTAATGCGGTCGATAACACAAAGTTGGCGGATATGCCCACCAATACAATAAAAGGGCGCGTTACCGCAGGAACGGGCGATCCAGAAAATTTAACTACGACACAAGCCACAACCCTTATAAATACTTTTACCGATGTATTAAAAGGTAGTGTTCCGGCAAGCGGAGGCGGCACTACTAATTTTTTAAGGGCAGACGGAACTTGGACAACAGTTCCTTGTTGCTTGCCAGACCAATATGAGTTAAGTGCTTTACCGGACCCGAGTGGATTCGCCGTAGGCGATCCGATCTGGGTCTTAGATAGTCCCGATGGAGATCCCGCCATTGCCTATTCTGATGGTTTAGTGTGGCGCCTAGCAGACGGCGAAATTATAGACGACCCAGCTATCGCCGGGATGTGGTTTTGGGTTAATGGGTTTAGCACGGATGGACTAAAAGTACAAGATGACTTCAGAAATGGAACAGTGCGTCCACTACAACCTGGACGGTGCGTGGACTTGAACGGGTCAACTCAGTACATTGATTGCCCACTGGCGACCAGCATCACAGCCTACCCACTAACGATTTTTGCGAGGATCAAAGATCCGGCTGGCAATACTTCCTTGGTGATGCCTTTGAGCCTTCTCACGCGAGCTGCTGGTGACAGGTACCTTACCCTTTCATCGTTTGACGGGAGAACTCCTGGGACTAATCGCCGTAATACCACAGATACGCAGTCAGCATTTGGGTCGGACTGGACAAACGCGTGGGACACCGTTGCTATTTGTTGGCTATCCGCAACCTCGTACAAGTGGTCCCAAAACGGTTCGGCATGGGTCACTGTATCTGGATTGACGAGCGTTGCGTGTCCGACGATTGACACATTGATTATCGGACAACTGCGACTTACCGTACCCACGGCTTACTTTGGTGGTCATCTGTCTGATGTCAGACTATGGTCAGACGAACTGTCACAAGCAGAACTCGATACCGTTGAAGCGTTTGGGTCGCACACCGATAATCTTGTCGGTCATTGGAAACTGGACGACGTATCCTCCACCCTCTTCCAAGACTCCAGCGGCAACGGCAATCACGGCACGGCAGTTGGTTGGTTAACTACCATGCATTATGAAGGTAAAGACGTTCCATATTCCTGGCAGAATGAAGTAGGATATAGCTCGGATAATAAAACTAACATAATAATTGGTGGAACCGACTTAAGTAATGGTGCATGGGCAAATATTCGATCAAGCGAGTCTGTTAATCAAGATTATAGTCCTGTAACGGGCACTTTAACAGCTGATAAACTGATAGAAGACGGCACAGCAGCAGCTTCACATTTTATCTATAATAGTACGGCAAAGGCTGCAACAGCCTTACCATATTGCTGCGAATTATATGCAAAAGCAGCCGGGCGCTCAGAAATTAGAGTATTGCTTTCAAGAGCTAATAGTGCAAATTATGCTGGCGCGTTTTTCTTGCTAACTGGAAGTGGATCTGCACATACATTAATTACTTCGGGATTTTCTGGAATATTCGCAGAAATTTTACACGTTGGTGATGGTTGGTATCGTTGTCGTATAGGTTCAGTTTCAGATACAGATACATGGATCACAGTATCAATTTATACTAGTGCTGGAGGTGCCGTTACAAGCTATAATGGTGACGGCGTCAGCGGAGTATTAATTTCAGATGTTCGTCTGTTTAATGGTTCTTTCTATACGGCAAGGAAAGAGTCAGCTCCCACTACAGATAATCTTGGTAACGCTCTCCAATATACAGGTCAGTGTCCACTAGAACTCCCAATGAACAGTAGTAATTGCTTAACATTAAATGGCACGAATCAGTATGCCGATTGTGGGACGGACACATGGGATACAGATGGAACGCAGGCAATGGTATTGCGTGCTAGAATTAAATTTACATCTTTAGTTGGTAATCCAGTATTTTTAAGTTACATTAATGCAGCTGGAACTATAGGGTGGTATGCTCAAGTTAGCGATACTGGAAGAGTATTTTTCTATCTAGTAAATAATGGTGCTACGAATGGACTATCTATATATACGGCGGCTGGTACGATTACTACTGGTGTTTGGTATGAATTTGAATTAACGTATGATGGTTCGCGGACAGCCGCAGGAGTAACACTTCAATTAGACGGAATTCCAGTACCTATACTTACAAACTATCAAACATTGACGCTTAGTACGTCAGTATCAACAGTTTCTTTTGTTGGAGCTGCAAGTTGGTTTGGCTCATATGTGTCTGGCTCAATTTGCGATATAACTATAACAATAGGTAGCAAAACTTGGGAATACTGGTGCGCGGAAGGTTCTGGCGCCACAATTTACAATAGAAATTCCAACGTTACTGCTGGAACTGGACATGGCACCATAGCTAATCCTGGTAGTAATTGGGGTACCCTCCAAAACGTGTTTCATGGAAACATGCTATATGGATTCCGTGATAGTGGCGGTGTAAAAATTCCAGCGCGCGATAATTATGTTGCCGCCGATGGGAACGCTCTAACTAATCCCGCCGCTTTGCCGGGCGCGAAGGACTTCCATAATGGAGCTGAAACTATAATCGACTGGGAAGCTGGAGAACCCGACGCTACAATTTGGGCGACCTATAATGTACCGAGCGCGTATTCCTTTGGTGGCGCCCTTGAAGACCTACAAAATAGAAATTATTCCGCTGTCCGCAAGGACCGCTTTATATTGAGGAGTTAACATGATACCAATTTTAAGACCGCAAACAACAAATGTGAATGGATATCCACTCCACGTTTGGCAGGTCAATGGGAGTGATGTAGTCACTCTAAGTAGTAGTGGGTTAACCTCTACGGAAGTGCTAGGTCTAAGCGGCGTAGGTCATATTTTGTTTGACCCTGATAATACTTATGATATTGGGGCGTCTGGCGCCAACAGACCGCGCAATCTTTATATGGGCGGTCATATTACGCTAGCTAATAATGGTATGGTATCAGTTGGAAATTCTGGGGGTACTATTACTTTAGGGAGCAATGGAACCATTCAATTTGGATCGGGCGGTATTTTGACTTGGTCTTCTACCACCGATCCTACTGCTACCAAAGACGTTCTATTGTTTAGAGATGCCGCCAATTCACTAGGACAGCGAAATGGGGTAAGCGCCCAAAGTTCGGCAATTTATAATACGTATTCGGATACGTCTAATTACGAGCGATTGCGTATGTATTGGAGTGGAAATTCAGCTTGGATTGCATCTGAGGCAGCGGGAACTGGCACTGGAAGAAGTTTATTTCTTCTTGGCGGAACAACACAAGTAGCTATTCCATATTCTGCTTCTGGTGGAAGAGTAACACTGACACAAAACAATGCCTATGGAGCTATTCATCTTCAAAATACTTCAGGGGCAACAGCTTTCACAATTTTAGAAGGCGGTTATCTTGGCTTAAACTATCAGATTAATGCCGCAATGAGATTTGGTACAAATAGTACTTATCGCTGGCAAATTTCAGCGGCGGGACACTTGTTAGCAGAAACAGATAATACTTATGATATTGGAGCCGTTGGAGCTACACGACCACGTCATTTATACTTGGGTGGCGGAATTGCAGCAATTGGAAATATTGTAAGTTCAACTGGATATATTAGCGCATATGCGGATATTCGATTGTGGGATTTGCCATATATGCGAGTTGCCATACCGGGAGCTTCTGCTCAATGGGCTGGTGGTTATAACGTAGAAGGTAATGCGACTCCATTTACTTCGCTCAGACATAATGCAACAGCTCCGGCAACATATATAATGCATTTTAATGATGGAAGTATACAATTTGGAACGGCTACATCACAAACTGCTGGAACGACTATTGGATCACGATGGAAGTTTGATCCAAGTGGAATGTTTACTCCCGTTACAAATGTGGTGTACGATGTTGGAACAGCTGCCGCCCGCGTTCGTAATGTAATTTCTAGTGACTTTACTAGTTATAACGCTTATACTGATGCGAGTAATTATGAGCGTTTACATATGTTTTGGTCAACTAATACAGCTTATTTAGGCACCGAACAATTAGGAACTGGAGTAGCTCGTTCTCTATATTTGGGTACTTTTGGAGCGGCAAATCTTGCTCTAATCAGTAATAACATAATTAGATGGATTGTAGATAGTACTGGACATTTAGTCGCAGGAGCTGATAACACTTATGATATTGGCTCTAACTCCCTAATGTGTCGCACTGTTAACACTAAAGAGTTTTGGAGCTGGAACACCTCCAGTGAAAAGGGTGGCATAACATGGTCATCCAATATTATGCGAGTTGGCACTGTTGCTGCACGAGCATTGGCGCTTGTTACAAGTGATACGGCTCGAATAATTATACCGTCTGGCGGATATATACAAATTGTTGACGGGAATAGCTTAGAATTTGGAACTACAACTGGAACCCAACTGGGTACTACTAGTAGTCAAAAATTATCATTTTGGGGCGCTACTCCCGTAGATCGTCCAACTTTTATTGCGGACCCCGCTGGTGGTGGTACCGTAGACGCTGAAGCTCGCACGGCAATTGCGGCAATTTTAGATTTGTTAATCGAAGTCGGCTTAATGGCGGCTTCCTAAAGGAGAGAGAAAATGATCGAAGTATTAAGTGCAGAAGAACTAGTGGGTGCTAAATTTGCAACACAGCTTGCTAATGAAGGTAAAGAAGAAGAAATGACGGTTGATCAATATTTAGAAGGAGTATTAAAGTCAGCTTGTCAACATTATTATAATACTTATTTGTTGGAAGATAAAAAAGTAATAGTGGAAACTATTGAGAAGATGACAAAGGAAGACAAAGAAGCTCTACGTACCCAAATTGGAGCGCCGGAAGTTATTAAGAAAGAAGTTGTTGTAGAAGAAGTTTCTCCAGTAGTTGAAGAGATTAAGTAAATATGCTAGATCCATCAGGTAATCCCGCTCCATTATACGCCACCAATCCGTTCGCTGGAATTATTACTCCGGCGTTTCACCGCACTTTTATAAATGCGATTGATGCGCTTTTAATGGACGGGGCTCTCACCTCACCATGCGATTTAGTGTTCGGTAATACTAAATTCACGTATTGTGTGAACTGTTTAAATGGAACTTACAAGGTGGGCGGACCTATTCCCTTTCCTACGGGGAAGATTTGCCCGCTTTGTGTAGGACAACCTTGCCAACCTGTTTTAGAAACAGAGTGCTTCTCTCTTATGGTCATACAGGATCCAAAACAATGGCGACTTGTGTCGAAAACACTCGCCGCGCCTGCTATTAAGCAAGGATACCTAGAAACCATGTGTCGAATAGAACTAACTAATAAGTTGAGGGCGTGCGAGTATATCATACCTAATAAGTGTGACGCTTGTATTAATGGGGCACACTTTAAAAGAGTTAGTGAGCCGCTCTTTATTGGGCTGGGTAAACCTAACTATATAATTATTGGGTGGGAGCGTGTGTAAACACACACAGGGAAGAAGAATATGGCTAGAAGAGTCAGCATAACAGAGAATACGCGCCGGTTTGAAGCGCGTCTTGCTACGATTATGAAGCAGACTGCTGAGGAAATCGCGCCAAAAATTAGCGAAGTTGTGCAGCGAGAAGCGTTGCGCGAATTTGAGAAGGATCCCACCATACTCGCAATGAGAGAGGATGATAGTCTAAGAGGACAAATTGGATTTTTTACAAAAACTGAGAGAAATAATACGCGCTATCTAATTAATTATATTGGAAAAACGGCTGGCGCTAAAGAGAACAACGAAATTAAAATAAAGGGACAAAGATCTGGCAAAACCGTAATTGAATACCGTCTCCTAATAAACTTTCACGAATTTGTTGATAGTGCGCCCGACTGGCAATACATTCAATATTTGAATAGAGAAACAGGTCACTTAGTTTCACTCCCCTGGCTTAAGTGGTTTATTTTAGGTGGACAGGGTATTATTATTAAGGGGTTTGATGCCGTGAGAACTAGAAATATTGGAGCTTCCCGCAGTAGAACGGGCTACTTAATGAAGAAGGGCACTAGTTGGCGTGTACCGGCAGAACATGCTGGCACCTCAGTTGATAATTTTGTGACGCGCGGTTTAAGGCGCATTTTAGATAATGGCGGTCCTTTAAGAAAGTCTATAAATACACAAATTAATTTGGCAATTAGGCGTACTCAACGCAGATTTACGAGGACTAGATGAGCTGTAATTGTGATCATAAATTTGGACGAGTTTCCCACTTTGGGCTATCTCCCGTTATAAACAAGTTAGAGAAAAATATAAAAGCTTATTTAGATTGGGCGTTCTTAGGTATAGGGGCATGGTCTGATATTCCAGCTTCGGGCACCGTAATGAGTGAGTTAAGACAAACCGACTATGCGGCGGGTTATACTACAGGTGAAGCTTGGGAGGCGCGCCGCAAACACTGGGTTTATGAGTCGGCAGAGTACACTGATATGAGTGGAGTTACTCACTCCCCCGTAGACGTAGAAGTTTATGTAGACTCAGTCTTAATGCCTTCCGGCTATGACGTTGACTATGTCAACGGCAGAGTAATTTTTGAGACGCCAGTGTCAAGTACAAGTACGGTCACCGCTAAGTACCCCTTTAGGAACGTTCAAGTTTATATTGGAGATGAGCAGAAGTGGTGGCAAACAATCCAAGAAAGAATGTGGGATTTGGAGGGAGATTTTTTTGAACAAGCTCAGTGTGGCGAGTGGATTATTAACCAACACCATAGAATACAATTGCCTTGCGTTGTTATAACTTCGAGACCCTCCGGGTCCTTAAGAGGGTATGGATTGGGCGAAGCTTGTGTAAAGCGCACCCACTCCGTTGATTTACATGTTCTCGCAGAAGATAAATGCACGCGCGATAATATTGTAGATATTTTAGTTGCCCAATCAGAAAAGTGTGTGTGCCTATATGATACTGATGCGGTCACTATGAGCGGGGAAAACCCACTAGATTGCAACGGCTTCCATGTCGGAGACAAAGACTTTCCTGAACTAGTGGAGTATTTCCCATGGACTATTACGCGCCCAGAAAATGCGCGAATAAGCGCCATAGGAACTCTACAATGTGGCTTGTATGAGGGTATAGTTTCTATCGACTATATTCTAATTTGTTAATAACGGTGTATATAATTTTAAAAAGGAACAATATAAATGGCATGCACACCTAATTCATGCGGAACAGTAAAATGGGCGGCTCAACAGTTTGGCATCAAGTCGTATTGCGACGTGGTTGATGCTCCATCTGGTCAGGCTTACACATATACTGCCGATCACGTTATCAAGGGCGTTCAGTCTGTTGGTTTTGATAGCAACTTCGAACTTACCCCGATTTTCCAGCTTTCTCAAGGCGAAATTTATGAAACAAACGAGGGGTTGCCTCAAGTAGATATTTCAGTTAATAAAGTGCTTGATGGATATACTCCCGTTTATTTGGCAGCTACACAAGACTCGGTTTCTCCCACATTATTTGGTAGAGCCCCGGTCAAGTGTGTGCCTGCCATTGCTATTTTTCCCTGTACTGTAGATAGTGCCACTGGTGCTCCGAACGCAACCGTAGTGTTTCCACAGGCTCAGGTTAACTCGGTCTCATATACGTTTGGTAATGACGGTCCTTTCACTGAGGACGTTTCCTTTATTGCAAATAACGTATTGTGGAGTAATCCGGCTGGTCACCCTGGACACGACGCCAACTGCCCTGGCGGCGGCTGCGAATTAAGCGCCCAATTTTTAGCAGATATTGCATCCATCAGTTTTAGCGGTTTTAATACCACGAACAGTGAAAGTCCTAATCCTAAAGTTCAGTTCCGCGAAGACTTGATCTTCGGTTATGATGAGCTTGCCCCGCTAGACTTGAACTGTATGGTGGCTGATCCTGACGCTACTGTGCTCCCCCCTGAAGTTTATGGGATTACTGCCTCTGGCGTAAATGATGATGATATTTGCGTTAACAATATAACGATTTCTGTAGATCTTTCCCGCGAAGAGATTTTCTGCTTGGGAACACGCGGTCCTCGTAATCGTACTATCACAACTCCTGTTACGGTTTCCACCTCGATTGAGGTTAATAGCGAGACCGGCGACAACGTTTCCGCAACTGACTATGGTATTTGCGAGTATCCTGCCTACTCGGGCACTTTGTGCTCCAACCTAGGTATTAACTTGCCAAACCGCACTATTCGCGTTGCAACTTGCGATGGTTTGCGCGTATATACCGGTATTCGTAATAAGCTAGTAAGCTCGAGTCAATCGGGCGGTGGTACTGACGGTTCAAACTTGACTGTGACCTACAACTTCCAGACTTTTAATACATTTACTGTTCTTCATGAGAACGATGTACACCCCTCGGGGGCGACTTGGTGGGCTAACAGAGACACATGGTTGACGGACGTTTAAGCAGATTATTAACGCAATATATACAATTTGATAATTTAGATTATAAACAAAACATAGAGTGGGATCTTCGCTATCGCGGGGATCTCCTCTATAAGGATTTAATTTACAAAAACCGCTTTACAATTATGACGCGCGATCAAGCAACCAACGTGCTAATCGAGCGAGGAATTCTTGCAATGGATTATAAAGCGCAAATTACCCAGATGAACGCGCAAATTAGGCGCGCCCAAATGCAGCTGGCGGATAGTTTTGATAATTTGTTGTTGCGCAAAAGACACAAAAATACAATTAATGCTATTCGAAATTCCCTCTATAAGCTTTTTTCTACCGCGCAATGTCTAGACGCTTATACTTTAGAGGGATACGCCACCCAATATGTCCATCACTATATTATACAAAATTCACTTTATAGAAATGGGCGTAAATTAAAGGTAAAGTTTGCTACTGCAAACCGCGTTTATAACGAGTTGGCGTTTTATCAGGAAGAGCCGCGCGAAATAGCTAAAGATGAAGAATGGCGCGCTATTTGGGGAGTTAAGCGCGTTAGCGCTTTCAAGTATAGCCCACTTACTCATGCACAAATTATGCTTGCGTCTTTTTCAAAAATGTATGATAGTGTTTATAAAAGTCCGGAAAAACCAAATGACGAATTAATAGCGGATAATGACGCGCTTGATGGATGGTTTCACAATCAAAATGCGCGCTCTAATAAGGGCGGCATAGCTGATAAGGTAGCGAGTAAAAAAGAAGTTTTTGTAATGGTTAATAATCAAGAAGAGGCAAACGAGGTCTATATGAGTAATGGGGCTAGGGAGCAGGCTATACAGTCTGCGCGATTAAAGCAGGGGGTTTTAAATGTCAAGCGATAATATTAATGACAAACAGAAGTTAAGGCGCATAGTATCTACTTCATTAGAGACGGTGGCTATTGGTGCCCTTGTCGCAATGGAAGAGGATATGGGTGATTTGTGGGGGCATGGCAAGCCAGAAGACGAACTAACAGAGGATGAAATTTTAATGTATGAGACATGGAAGGGCATCAGAGATAGAATACTGAAGCGATTGAGTGATTCTAAAAAGGCGGCGTTTTTGCATATCGATGGGTTTAATGTACGAAGTAAGAAATTTTTTGGAGATTTAAGATGAAGACTATTGAATTTGAGATTCAGGGTGAAGATGGTAGCGTAGTTAAGTATAAGGTTGATAGCCCCTCTGTAAAGGAGCGTCAAGAAGGCAAGCGCGTATACAATCAAACTTTTCGCGAAGCGGTAAAGAGCGGTGCTTGGTTGCGCGCCCAAATTAATGAGTTAGCTAAGGAAACCGGAATTTGGAATGAGAGTAAGGAGGCGCGCCTTAGTGAAATTAATGCAGAGATGGTGCGCCTTGAGAAAAAGCTTGAGGCGGGCGGCTATGAGTTAGAAGAGGCTAAAAAGGACGCCCTTGAAATGAAGGCACTGCGAGAGGAATCATTCTCGCTAAGTCTTGAGTTCGCCACATTACTACAGCATACTGCAGAGGGTCAAGCCCAATCTGTCGAAAATGACTATATGGTGTATTTATGTTTAAAGGATATGAACGGGAAGCGCTATTGCTCTTCCTTTGATGATTATATGCAGAAGAAAGATGCGGACGATTTAATAGTTGCGAGCGCCCTAATTAGATATAGTTATGATGTTGACTTTTATGATAAATTGCCAGAAGTTAAATTCATGAACAAATTTATGCCAGAAACTAAGGTGGAAGTTAAGGAAGAAATAGTAGTACCTCAACCCTTCTTAGTTAATGGAATTGCTATAAGCGAGTAAAATATGGCTGATCCAGTAATCGGTATTAATGTTGCATTAAATCCTCCTACGGATATAAGGGGGACCTTAGCGGCTGTACAGAGAGAACTGGATAGAGTTGGTCTAAGAGTCAAAGTTGGTGTACCTCGAGATATACAATCAGCCATTCAAGCAAAGGCTACAGCTGGTGCTCGCGCTGTTTCTAGACTATCAACTGCCCAAATTGATGATTTGTATAAGGCAACTGCAGCTCTAAAGGATTATGAAAGAAGAAGTAGAGAAGCAACTAATGTAAGTGAGGATTTAGGTAAACAGGCAGCTATTACTTTTCGTCGTTTTGCTGGTTATCTTTTAGTTACGCGCACTATGTATGGATTAGCTGGCGCTATTAGATCAGCTACTGGAGAAGCTTTAAAACTTAATCGCGAGTTTGTTAAAATAGCGCAGCTTACAGATACTAGTGCGCGCGGAGTTTCTTCATTAAAAAGTACTACACTAGAACTTAGTAAAGCTTATGGTACTTCAACTCTAGAAATAGTTAAAGCCGCTCAATCGTTAGCTCAGGCTGGTAAAAGCATGAGTGATATTGATCAGATTTTACGCGCCATTACTCCGGCTACTTTAGTAGCTGAATTTGGAGATCTCGCTAAAAATACTGAGAATATGCAGGCTTTACTTACTCAGTTTAATTTAAAGGCTAGCCAAACTGGTGATGTTTTAGACGTTTTAAACGTTATTACCAAAGAATATGATGTTAGTGTTCAAGAACTATTCGATGGGTTAAAAAGGTCTGGTTCGGCGTTCGGAGCATTGTCGGGCGCTATTAATAGTGTGGATCCAGCCAAAAACTTGCAAAGTTTGCGTGAATTTGCTGCGATATTTACTACTATTATATCTACATCTCGTGAAAGTGCCGAGTCTGTAGGTACGGCACTAAAAACTATTTTGCCGCGTTTACAAAGACCTACTACTATTAATGCATTGAGAGAAGTAGGAATAAATATCCTTGATGAGCAAGGAAACGTAGATAAACCGTTTGAAGCATTTAGAAAAATATCTAGTGCCATTAAAGATATGAATGTTAACGGACTACAATTTAGTAAGATTTTGGAAGAAATAGGTGGGTCTCGCCAATTTAATAAAGTTGTTGCTTTAGTTACTCAATTTGAAAAAGCGGAAAGAGCACTAGCCATTTCTCAGAACGCCGCTGGTTCTATTGGGAAAGATGTAGAGATAGCTCAACAAGACTTCTTAGTACAACTCAGTAAAGTGCGCGCAGAATTTCAAGCGCTTTTTGTAGAAATTGTTAATACTGGCGCATTTGAGAGATTAGCAAGTTCGTTCATTACCGCAGCTAATGCTGCAGTTAAATTGGCAGACGCTCTAGTTCCTCTTTTGCCCTTGCTTTCAATTATTGGTGCCGGAGTTGCACTTTCTGGATTAAAAGGATTTGCAACTAAGTTTCGTACTAATTTTGGACCATCTCAATTATCTGGACTTAATAGTGGTGGACCCGTTGGATTTGCTAGAGGTGGTAAAGTTTCCGCAATTCTAACTCCTGGTGAAATAGTAGTGCCGCCAAAGGAGGCTAGTCGTTTAGGTTTATCTAAATTAGAGAGCGCTAATTCTTCTGGGAGTTTAGGTGGTTCTTCTTTGCGTTCATTTGCTGTAGTCCCAGGAACTGGCAACACCGATACAGTACGAGCAGGACTCGATGTTGGTTCTTATGTAATTAAGAAAAATTCTGCACAAAAAATTCTTCGCTCCCAACTTCTCGCAAGAAAAAATAAGGGTGGGGCTATAGGTTTTGTTAATGGAGGTTCTTTATCTGCAGAACAAAGAGCTATTGGTTTGTCTTTTTCCAGAGAGTTTCGGTCTCTTGGTGGAACAGCAAAACAATTAGATAAGACATTAAAAGCTATTGTTGGGTCTACTAGAAATGCCGGCGACGCTATGGGTAGCCTAAAGAATATTTTAGATAAGTTAAGGAGTGGAGAGGTATCGCGGACTCCTACTGGGCGAGCGAAACAAAGTTCTTTAGATAAAGCCATATTAGCTGAACAACAAGCCTTAGGTAGAGCGCAAAAGAAGAGGCAAGCTGATGTTCAAGCAGCGATTGAACGCACTGCTATTCAAGAAGAAAGAACGCAGAGGCGCCTAGAAAAGGCGAAATTGAAAAATGCTGTACAATTTGGTCCACAGCGTAATCCTCTTTTAGTTTTAAATAATCAAGAAGATATAACTCCTATTATTGCCAATTCTGATAATTTATCAAATGCGCAAAAGCGCGCACAAAGAAGAGCTGGTAAAAAAGGTCAAATTTTATCGTTTAACGCGTTATCACGAATTAATCAAGCGGCATTATTAAATAACGAAAGTCCTTTCTTCGAAAGAGATAGCCAAATTACTCGGGCTAGCGGTAAAACATTACCTCCCGGTTTTTTCTCAACAAAGACGCCCAACCTATCTAGATTTGCACGTTCATTAGGTACGCCTTCATTGTCTGGGCTAAATAACTTGTTGAATAAGCCAGGTGTTGGAATTGGAGCAGCTGTTTTAGCGGGATCGCTAGCACAATCTGAAAATAAAACCGCTCAGGGAGCTTCTACTGTTTTGGGCGGCGCTTTAGCGGGTGGCGCCGTGGGTAGTGGTATTGGTGGACCTTTTGGTACTGTGATTGGCGCAGTAATTGGTGGACTAGCGGGTTTAGTGTCGGCGCTTGATAAATACAACAAAGAAATAGTTGTTGCAGCTATAGATAAACAAACTAAACAACTTAAAGAGGTAAAAACTATACGGGAGTTTACAAGTACATTCGATAGTAAACTTTTAGGACGAAGTAATGAAACAGGCGCTGGAGAAAAAGCGCTACAAGCTGGTACATTTTTTGCAACTGCGGGAACTTCTTCATTATTTAAAAAACTAGACCAATCAATAGGATTTGGGATAACTTCTGGAGCGCGCGGAAGAAGCGGCAGTATAGAGTTTGCGCAAGCTGCGACATTTGATGCGTTCGCGCGCTTAATAGGTAATAGTGACGACGTTAATTTAAATAAACTAGATAAAACCGTTAGAGAGAGAGAAATAGGTACAGAGCGCGGTAACTTTCAGCAAAGCTTTGAACTCGCTATAGCGAAGGCGTTAGAACAGATTCAATCATCGCCGGGCAGTATAGGTAAAACTACCGAGTCTGTAAAAACCTTATTACAAGAAGATGCTGGTCTACTTGCTTTATTTTCTGAAAATTTAAAAGATGTAACCGACTTAGATAATCCGACGATCAAGATGAAATTATTTGCCGAGGTTTTTAATGAAAAAATTGGTAAAGTTGCTCAAAAAGCCTCTGAACTTGCAGATAATTTAGAAAAAATGGGTCGAAGTTTATTAGATTGGGATGGAATACTAGATAAATCAGCAAAAAGACTAAATGATTTACAGTTTTTATCTTCTCAAGAGCAGCGAATTAATGAGCGACTTTTTGCGAGAGGGAGTAATCAAAATGAGTTTACGGGATTAGCCCCACTAAAAAATATATTTAGTGATTTGACTGGACGTTCTCAAAAAGAAATTATAGATAGTATTTTACAAGTTCAAGAAAGGTCGGGAACGGGTGGGCGTTCTCCTATTTTTGATGCAGCGCTAGCCGCTGGCTTTGTACAAAACGATTTACAGCGTTCTATATTTAGCGCGACTCCTACTGATGATGCTGAAACCTTTATTCGTTCACAATTTAATGGCTTGCCAAGCGAGGCTACTGATTTAATAGAAAAACAATTAGAGTTATTTTTTCAAGATGAAAAAGGACTCGGTAAAAAAATTGGCGATTTACAAAAAAATCCAGAACTCTTACAGCAACTGAAGGACACACTTAACAGTGGTACTTTAAAGCAGGCACAAGATACTGCCGCCAAAGGCGTAGACGCGTTAAACGCGCGCACCGAAGCTTTAAATGAAGCTTTTAAGAAGTTAAGCCTGGAAGTTGTACGCGTGCAAACTGAAGCGCTTCGCATTAATGAAACGCGCAATAATGCAGCCGACTTTCAACGCAGTCTTCGCGGAGATACTAGCGCCAACATAGGTTTAGCTCAAGGTAGAGAAGCTTTCGATTTAAGACAGTTAACTGGACAAGGCGATGTTAGTGTAGCTAATTTGACTAGCCAACTAAGAAAATTAGATCAGATAGAAACATTAAGCGCAGATGAAGCGGCACAACAAGCGCGCCTTATTAAGGCATTAGAGCTAACGGCGAGCGAAACACGCGTATTAGCCGAAGTAGAAAAGAAGCGTGCCGAAGTAGAAAAAACTAAAGGGGAAGCTCGCTCCCTAATAGAAAGGTTAGCTACGGGTGACAACAAAGCCATCGGACAATTTAATAGGGGTTTGCAAGATTTTGGTATTTTAAGTAAAGGCGGGGCTGCTTCTCTCACACCTGAAAGACGCGCTAATGCGCTCGAGGCATTTCGTGCAGTCAGTGGTCAATTTGGTATAAAAGATGAAGATAGAGAAAGAACAATTAGTAGTTTATTGGGGAACTTTTTAACTCAGCGTGGTTTACCCCAAAACATAGTAAATAATGCCGTTAATGGTGGAGCGGAAGCTAAATCACTTTCCGTAATTGCTGAAAGTGCCTTTGAAAGAATGGCTGCCGCCCAACAAGTTTTAATTGATAGGCAGCTCGCTGGATTGGAAGTTGAGCGCGCTCAATTACAAAATCAGAATGCTATGACGCCCGCAATATTTGCGGAAATCTTCCAAACTAGTTCAAACAATTTAAATACTGGATTGACAAAGTTTAATAGTTTAGTAGAGGGTGGTTTATCATTTGAAACTACGATTAAGCCGGTAACGATAAACTTGGCAATTAGCGCGCCTGATTTAGCGGGCGTTGCCGATGGATTGCGTCCCTTTATGGAAAGTTTAATTATGAATACCGTTCAAAAGAACGCCAGCCAAATAGCGGATACACTAAAAAATGTCTAACAATATTGTATTTAAAATTAATGAGTATACGATGGAACCGGCGCCTATGATAGCGCTGACCAAGAACTTTATTCGTACGGGTTCTGGTGAGGTTATCAATGTTGTTTACAATGCCGAAATTACTGGGGTATTAACTACACTCAGTATAGGGTGTATTGGTGGGATCGGGATCACAATAGACTTGTTGAATGAGATGAGGAGCGCGCTTTGTAATTGTAGTTGCGCCGACATGGAGTTGACTTGTAATGATGAAGTTTTATTAAAGGCGAATGTACGTATTAATAGTATCCAATTTGATAAAAGCAATGATAATTGGGTGTTCACTATACCTTACAGTATGTCAGTCGAGTGGGATTCTCTTGAAGAGACACTACCTAGTGGCTCTGAGTATTTACTATGTCACTCTTGCTTACGTCAGGTGAATGAAACGTGGGAAGTCTCATACTTAGATGGTTATCATAAATACATTTTAGATTGTTCGGGTTTTACCAACCCAGAGTATCTTTCGGTCTCTCATAATGTAAGCGCGACTGCCGTAGACTGCTGTGTTGCCTCTGGCGACCCTATTCCGGGCTGGGAAGTTGCTCGCTCTTGGGTATTAGACCATATCGGATATGATGCTGACATGGTTGATTCGTCCGGTGTATTCGGATTTGATGCGTCTACCTTTTCGGGGTGTGAACACGTTCGCGTAAAAAATATTGATAAATATAATGGGAGTTTCTCCGTTAATGAAACTTGGATTGCCGTCTCAAATTCTGGAAGTCCGACTTGTCTTGAAGAATTCACCATAGAGACCACTTCAGATAATACGAGAAGAACAAAGTCACACAGCATAAGCGGGACTATAACGGGCTTGGAAAAGCGCGATGCAGATTTTAATTTAATAACGACCAAATTTGAATCAGCGTTAGCTTGCTGGAGCGGAGTAGAACCAATACTTTATGAGAGAATAGAATGTGCGGGAAACTCTGGTATTTGTCCGGTTAATCCTATTCCAGTATCGTCTACTGTGGGAAAGAATCCGGTGGCTGGGGTTGTGACGTACAATTATAGCTATGATGATAGACCGCTCTCTCTAATTAGCGGCGCATTATCCGAGTCAATAAATTTTTCAGATACCCGTCGTAGTGAGCAGTACGCACCGATTCCTATTTTGGGGCGCTCTCAAGGACCTCTGATCATGAGTTGTGGAAGTACGAATGAATTTGTAAAGTCAATTTCTATTTCAGCTGTATTGCCATATCCTTCTGGTTGTGCTCCCGCAACAGCTAATGCGTGTTCGCGCTTCATGTCGTTATTGGAAGCTGAGCCAAATTCTGAGACTGAGGAATTTTTGTGTTGTTATGAAGCCATATTGCTGAGTGGTTATGATGTGGTGATCCGCAATAATGATAGTTCTAGTTACGATATAAATTCTGGTGCGTATTCGCGCTCAGTAAGTTGGGTAGTCCAAAATTGTAATGATGGGTTGCCTGGAGGTTATTGCGATTGACAGAAAATTACTTTTATAGTATAATAAAAAATTATTGTAGAAAGACTTTTTAAGGAGATTAGAATGACTAAAGTAATAAACTACGGGCAATGCCACTGTGGGTGCCAAAATTTCACCGCTATTGCTAAACAGACAGATAAGAAAAAAGGACATGTTAAAGGTGAGCCTAAAAAATATATTCAAGGACATAGTGAACGATCCAGTGATTATCATGATCCTATTTTGGAAAGAATGAAAAAGCGATTTATAAAGCGCGAAAACGGATGCTGGGAGTGGATAGGAACTAAAAGTCAATGTGGCTATGGAGTTATTAGCGTTGGTGGTATCAAAGTTTTTGCTCATAGATTAATGTATACATTATTTAATGGAATAATCCCAGATGGAATATTTGTGTGTCACAAGTGCGACAATCCTTCGTGCTGCCGATGGGACCATTTATTTTTGGGTACAGTTCAGGAAAATTCACGGGATATGGTGAATAAAAATCGGCAAGCCAAAGGTGAGAATATTGGATCGGCAAAATTAACGGAACATGATGTTTTAAATATTAGACAAGATACTAGACCAACAAAAGAAATAGCCGCTGAGTATAATATAGATTCAGCATATGTTTGTAGATTAAAAAAACGATGTAAATGGAGACATCTTGATGGACCACCAAGTTCTTTTATTAATTATGGCGTGGGAGAAAAACACGGAATGGCAAAGTTACAAGAATCAGACATACTAAAAATAAGAAATGATAATAGAACTCTTCAAGAAATAGCTAAAGACTACGACGTTACTAAAACAACAATCTGCAATGTGAAAAACCGTCGAACTTGGAAAAATATAAAATAAGGTTGAATAATGAGCCCGCTTAAATATTCCGGATGTGACGATTGTATCACAGTAGACAATAGTGTCCAAACAATGTACTTGGGTTGCTCGATATCAACAGTGAGCTGTTCAATCGGTTGGAATGGCTCGGGCTCGTCTTACAGTGTAGTTTTGGCAGAGGACAGCTGTGTTGGACCAAGAGTCTACTGGGACGAATGCCTAGAGCATCACAGTGAGAATACCGCCGACTTTGGCTTCTTTGGTGAAGATCGTTATGAACGCGCAAATGGAACCCAATACAGCTCGTGTATTAAAGAGGATCCTTCGGATACCTTAGTGCGTGCCGCAATCGAGCTTAATGGTCTTCCCTCTTTCCTTAGAATTGGCGAATTTGAAATTTGCGGAATCATCTCTAGTTGGACTCGTAATAATACTTGTCCCGTCACTTACAGTGTAACTTTAGCAGATACGAGAATTATTTTGCAGGGTGTCTCTCTTATAATTTCTGATTATGCTGGACGTGTTGACCAAACAATTCCACTAATTGATGGGGGAACTAACTGCCCATCTACAAATTTATTTAATGTTTTTGGATTTGCTGAGCAATTTGGATTATATTGTCCCGAATTTTCCCAGTGTGCGCCTTGTGTTTACGCAAGTAGTGCAACGTGTCCTACGGCAGTAGATGGAATAGTACACGGTTCGCCCTTTAATGGATTTGGCGGCTCTAATTGGAATGAGCAAGGAATGCCTTGTTCTACAATACAGTTAGCTTTTAACTTAATGGCTAATACCTTACCGGCTACCCCAACTGTATTTTCTCCTTATGGGCGCGTCGTATATGCAAAAACAGATATTCCAATATCTCTAGTTGGAGATGCTTGCGGCTTAATGCAGCCTGACGAATCTGTTGATGCGTGTACAGATTTAAATAATTTCTATTTTGTCGACATTAGCGAGTTACCCACACCTCCCATAAATTATAGATTTTCCGGCACCGCCGTTACCCTGATGGAAGTTATAGATAGGTTGTCACAGGATTTCGGCTTTGAATATTATGTTGATTTGGTCCCTGTCAAAGTAGAGGGAACTCCATGTGTCTACAAATTTATTAAAATTCGAGTAGTTTATAGGACTACCCAACCTAATTTGGACGCCATTTGTTCATTTATAGAGAGTGCTGACTGTCAAGTAGAATCTACAATAGGAAGAGAATTACGCAGCGAAACTACTTCGCGCTTCATCATAGGTGGTAACAAGTACAGTATTTATCAAGCTTGTCAAAGTACGGATCCAGAGGGCGTAGGCGATGGAACTATAGCCTCCATCGATTCTTGTGCGGGCGAAACTTCTTATGTCACCAATACGGGATGTACCGCCATTGATGATATGATTGTGCCATACTTCGGCACCCACTATAATGGGGATTTAATAGATGCATGTTTAGATGCTAGTGGCTACTGGTATTTTAATGCGCCCACTTTCGAGGTTAACTCCAGTCTACAATGTACGGGATTTTCCTCGCCCACTATTACGATAGGGGAAAAAGAGCTTCTTTCAGCGCTAGCTGGTTTTGAAAACTGGAAGACTTACATAAGTGTGTTGAATACACCGACTTGGCAGGCAATAAGTCAGGTTACTCCCACTCTAGCATTACGAAGTTTTGGTTTAACTATAAATGCGCTTGTAGCAGATGGTAAAATAGCGGCGCGTGATTTGGTTAACCCACACGTAGATAAGTTTGGCGTAGCCGACGATCCGTTGGATGCGCGCTGTATGGATGACGAGGAGAACATTTACCAATGGGTATTTAAGTATGCTAGCGACTATTATGGAAAAAGATTTGCCGTCAGAGTGCCTTTCTCATGTTGTTGGGCGGACTACGAGAACGGTAAACTAAGAGTAAGCGATTTACCCTCTAATGATGGTGGATGGACCGAAGTCCCAACTGTAATAGGTTTATATAATGGTGGTCCTCTATCAGTGGGCGCCTTCGAATATTTAAACTTTTTCCGCGCTGAAGACGGGCGCATTTTACCATTTGTTAAGTTCACCTGCGCCCTACTTTTGGATACTACCTCGCTCGCCGTAGACGACTACTTCTACTATTATAATATAACGGATGGGCTTAGCGACGTAGATAGTGGAGCAGGACCCCCCTCAGCAGTACCAATGGCGGGCGCCAACAGGGTTTATATAGACACTCTCTCCAACCAAATTTACATTTATTATTATACTACTGCAGAGTGGTTGCCTATACAGGCTGTTCCTACTTTAGTAAATAGCGGCGTGCCCTCTAATACGACAGTATGCGCTCCAGCATCAAGATTTGGAACACTTCCTGTAGATATTCCTATCTATATAGATAAGGATACTTGTACAGTTTATATCTCTTATAAGTTGCCAGACTATACAGAGACTGACGGAACAGTGTGCGCCAATAGTGATATCGATTACACAATAGAGGCTACTGTCGACCTATACGTTAAGGCTCAAGTAGAAGAAACTTATAAGTTTTTCGATCATCATTGCTGCTTTGCACCACGCGTCGTTGTTGAAATACCACAAGCTATCATGTTTAGAAATAATGAGGACTCGTGGTTTATTAATGGGATTGAGGAGGCGGTTTGTAACTATATAGATTTGGTTAATAGTGATCCTGTAGCAGCTGGTGTTGAGTTATGTGTGCCGGGTCCTCTAGATTGCGAAACTTTAAAAGCTCAATTAAAAACCTCAGTCTTAAATAGTATTGGTGGTCCAGATGCCTGGATAAATATACAGAGAAGATCACCTCTTATTAGTGCGGCGGCTTTTCCAATTAGGAGCACCACTATTTCTTATGGACCGTGGACTAATCCTAGCTCTGCTGGCGGCAATATAGAGGTTACTCAAGACCCAGGTTTAGTACCGTGGAATTTTGGCAGTTACGCTGGAATGAATACCGCTGGTCAATTTTTGGCTGATGCTGGTCGTACTGACATGCTAGTTGGAGAAGTAGGATCCATAACTGTGCCTGGACATCCCAGCTTGCCACTAGGCGCAGAAATTGGAGCCGTCGCCGGTGGTTATTATGGAGCCGGCACTCACTTAGTAGAAAATAGAAGTTTAGCTACTACTAACTATAGTGGAACTAGCGTAGAATCTAATCCTAGCGGGGCTCCCTACGTAGCAGATTATGGCGGGGTTACCTTTGGATCATGGACTGGATTATATGGACCCAACATAACAAGTATTAGCGTTAGTGTGGGTTGCCCAATTCAAACAACCTATCAAATGAGAACTTTTTCTCCGCGTAAGCTAGGTCTTGATAAATGGCTGGTAGATCAAGTTCAAAAAATCAATACAAATACACAGCGCCAAGTAGAATATGTTAGGAGACTTCTAGAATTAGAGCGAGGAGCGCGTCTCACAGCCTCTATAGGCGCACGTGCAGCAGATAAGCGCCAGAATCCCCAGGGAGAAATAAAACGCCTTGTGAAGCCAATGTCGTGCTTTGTGGGGCAGAATATAGATATCAATGGGAATACGCGCCCACTAGTTGAGGGTTCTCAAACTGCTATGCTTTCTGAGGAAATGCAGAATAGTTATGACAATAAAGCGTTTATGTCTATTGACGGTTTATTAAGACCCGTTTCTATGGATGGTGGTGGAGGTTTACCCGCATTTTATCAATATGGTGATTATTTCACTTTAAGTGCTACTACCGCAGATATATTCCAGGATGACCTAATACCTCTCACTAATCCGGGCGGTATGAGTAGAAATATTGTATCTAATGTTAGAAGCGACACGCCAAATGTTGGGCACGATTTTGATATGGTTGGCAGGAGTGGAATTTCCGAGGAGAATCCTACTCCTAGTGGCGGTCTAATAATGAATTGTCACAATAAGGGCTTATGTAGTGTTAGTGGTGCCTATACAGATGACTATAGATATATGGCGCTTCGCGGACCATTAGTTATGCAGAGCTGGGGTTATGATTTAGATGGTATACCAGTTCCCAACAAAGTAGATACTCAAGAAGATGCAGTACAAGGTATTTTTGAAGACGATCCCAACGTATTACACCCCTCAAAATTTATGGATGGACACCTACAAAAAGCTCATACTTGGGCTGTCGCTCCCATAGATTTAAGATTAGATAGAGAGCGCGGTGTCTGGGTTGCTGGTAGTGGAGGTTATCCTATCAAAGCCTCTTATGAGTGCGTAGTGGGCAACTATATTAAATTAGACAACTGTGAGGTTGAAGCTACACCATTTAGACCTAAAGCTCTATGTTTTGGCGCCGGTATTTCTATTGATTTGCCATGTTCGGGAGATGAAACTTCTTGGGAAATCGATGAGACAACGGGCGATCTAATTATTTGCGATCCTATATCTACAACAAGTCCTTCTGTACTAAAAATAGGCGCCTCTATATTTATTACTAACGCCTTAGAAAATCCAGATGTTGGGTGTATTTATCAGGATTATACTGGTTATGTAGGCACAATAGATAATCCTCTCGGGCAATTCTATAGAGAACGTAACGCCAACATAATTGTTTTGGATAATGGATTTATCACACAAGCTGACATAACAAACCCTTGTAAATTAACCATTGGTTTGGCGGGTATAACATATACACAGCAATTTTATTCTGATTTGCGCTGTGAATCAGTTATTACTGAACCCACTGGAACTGAGGCGCCATTTTTACAGTCTTTCCGCCTGCTAGCTACAGATAATAATGCGCAGTTTAATTGCGGCTTATTGGGAGATACGCCTACTTCAGTTGAAGATTACATAATTTGTGATTTTACAAAGTGCTGCTCACAAAGCGATAGTGTTAATGATTTTGAAGTGGTTGGTGTAGATGGCGGTACTGGTCAAGTATTAGATCGCAGTATTCAGCGCGGTGCTACTTTGGCAGTAAACTCTAATAATACCGACTTTTTAAACTTCACCGTTACTAATACTACAGATCACTGGATTGAAATAACCGGAGTAAATGTTGTTGGAGACTACTTTGACAGTGGACCGACGATGTCACCAACGTTAATAACACAAAATCAAGCATTTCTAATTCAAGTTCCAACTAATACTACCGGTAGTTCCGTTACTTTGCGACATGGGCTTTTAGAGGTAACTCAAACTAGCGGTACGCCATTTGTCTTTGGGGTTATGGGGTTAGTAATATGAAAATTCACTTGGTTGATGAGAACCCTTTACAAAAAAAATTTATAACCTATTTTATTAAGGACTATGAGTACGTCCCATTGGAAGACTCCGACATTGTTCTTTATAGAAACGTATATCCTATAGTGCCCATCTCACACTCTCGTCAACCTCGTAATTTTTATATGAGTGGAAGATTAACTAAGTTGTTTTTTGGCATAGTATCAGACGAAGCTAAGTTTTCCAATGAGGGATATTGTTATTGTGAACACGACATAGTTATGAATAACTTTTTGGAGGCACTTCCATATAGACAAAACAAATACTATTCTTATTATTATATTTTTATGGTTTTGCGCTACCTAATAGAAAAGGCGCGCCACATGATTCATGGCGCGCCTTTGAGAAGTCCGCTCGCTATTTCAGAACGTTATTCAGTATGTAGTGAATGTCCGTTCTTTGATAGAATATCAGAAGGTGAAGGACAGTGTTCTATTTGTTGTTGTGGTTTAAAGCGCGAGGGGAATGAGATGAATAAGTTGGCTTGGAAAACTACAGTTTGTCCACACAATCCACCTAAGTGGTTTTAAAGTCTTTAACCACATCTTTATTATTTATTGATTCTAAAATTTTAATAGCCTGATCCCTAGTAATACAACTAATATCTCTTTCTACTGTATCTAGTGTAACGCCAGCGAGAGCAATTAAAACTTTATTTAGGTCCAGAGATTTATTTTTACAGAAGTTTTTTATACCCGTCCATTCTTTGGATGTCATTAATTCAACTTTAGATTTTACCGTTGTAGCTTCTTCTGCAGAAATCGTGCTCAAATTTAATAGCTTGCGGAATGCGCGAGATTCAGCACGGGTTTCGGCGGTAGAAACCGGATGAAATAGGTAGGGTTCCTCAGTATTGTGTTTTGATACGTCGGCAGCTCCACTTTGACAAATCATATTAGAAAGAGTAACCTGTTCGCCATTCTCTCCAGTTTCCTCTTTAGTAATTTCAACATAAACTGTACATACAGCTACTGCTGACAACTCTGAGGAAGACTTAATTTCAGTTACACATGAAATGATTTTACCAAGGGCAACTTCTACTACGCGGCGCAATCCACTTACTGTTGGGTGCCCCTCAACTAGTTCTGAGGCATCAAACAACCCCATAATATGCTTTTGCCATTCTTTGTCTGTTCTATCCATTAAAAATCTCCTCTAAAAAATCAACATTAATATTTCCAGCGAGCGGCTCAACATCCCACACGCACTTTACAACTTCTTTATATTCTATCGGGCAAACTAGTTGGAGTCCCCTATATGTTCTCATATTTAATTCTGCCGCTCGCCCATTCTGCCAATCCTCTGGAGAAGATACAAATAAATACTTTTTCAACGGCACATTACAATTAATTAAAAATTGCGCACTGTCAACACAAGTAGCCATTACGGGAGCGCGCCATTTCCATAAATGAACAGCATGGAATTGGGCTAGTGGCAACTCTATAGATAAGGGCGCATTAAAGAAAACAACCTTATCAGTATTTAGCTTTTTGAACTCTTCAAGTAATTTATTAAGTTTAGAGTGAAAAGAATGAACATATATTGCAGCTGTCAATGAGAAACTCCTTATATGTATTGAATTTTTGTCTTGGCAAGATAGAAAGCGCGTTCAAGTCATCAATTACTGGTATATCCAATATTTGTAAAACTTTGATGAATTCCATGTCTTTAGTATAGCACATTTTAGTAGAGCTGACAAGCTTCATTATATCGTTTTGAGTAAAATAACCAATAAAGTTTGGAAGTTTGGGACCATTGCCAACAATTAATACATTGTAATTTTCTACTAACTCATTTACAGAACTAATGAGAGTGGGGTCATTTTCCGTATTGATTATTAGAATATCTGAACGTAAAATTTCTTCCGGTTCAAGTTTACTATATACGGCATCATTAATATAGTCGTTTGGATCCAACTCCAACTGGAATACGTTTTCTTCATTATCTAAAAGGTGTTTGGGCGCCTTACAATTAATAAAATAGATGGGCGTTTTTGTCTTATTGAAGCGGAGCGCCTTTTTGCCTATTTCAGATAAATCACTGATAAAGACAGCTTTAGGATTGACATGATCCCACATTTTCACCGGCGCAACACGATGTTGTATCCCCATCGCACTCGCAGCTACAGCTAGATTGGCTAGCACTTGGTCTTTGTTCTCTTGAAATAATATCATGTCTCTTTAACTCTCTTATAAAGTAATAGAATGGTTGATTCTGCATTAAATATAGGGTTTTTGATGCAATATAGTTATTATAGTCATCGTCTGAAAGCAAAAAGAAGCGAAATCCCTCATCATTTATTTGGCGGTCTAGATTCTCAAAATAGTTATCATTAATAATTGGATCGGGTTGAGAAAACCACACTAAATTAGTTTGTGAAGAATTTACTAAAATTCCATAAATTTGATTGGGCTCATAAAATCTAAAACTTTGCCAACGTATAGCTCCGTCTTTCTTCATTGAATTCCATAACTTATATTCGTCGTGATTGTGGAACGCGAGAAAGACACTGCGTGGAGGCAGAGATTGCCGGCTGGCAGCCTCATAGAAAGTATTAGCGTCTTCCGCGCGATCAACAATAGAAATAGCAGTATATTGTATGGTACATTCTTTGCGGGCTTCCTCCCACATTTTTTCTACTTCGCCCTTATAACCAGTCCAATCTTTTGTGCGCTTAAATTGACAAATTTTTCTCTTAAATATAAAGTTTGAACTATCATAGTCTATTAATTCTTCTAAACTAATGTCTTGTCCATAACATCCAATTTGCTTTTTATCATTTCGAACTTGAAAAACACAGTCCTTACAGGACGTCGGAGATGCGGTTTGCAACTGATTCATAGCTGTGTAATTCCTGAATAGTTTCTGTATTGTAAATATATACGTCGTTAGGTACGCTTTTACTATAAAACGCCGATCTCATATGAACTTGTAAATCAAGTATATTTATTTTGCGCCAAGTTTCCCAGCCCGTATAAATATTTTTTAGCGGAGGATAACTACATACGCAGATATCTTCTACAGATTTAACGCGTCGCATCTTATAGTGCTTGTCGTCACACCCTATCCCCTGTGTGCAGATTACGTCCTTTCCAAAGTATAGGGCTTCTACTAGCGGAATACAGGTTGATTCACCATAACTGGGCATTATAAAGCAATCACATTGATGATGTATATCAATCATTGTTTCATAATCCAAGAAATCACTTATTAAGTAAACCGTTGGATAGTCTTCCTCAGAAGGATATAATCTCATAGTTCCCTTAATATTATATAGGTATTTGGAGAACTCTTCGCGCATTTTAGTGCCGCCGCTAAGCTTCAATAAGAGTTTAGTGTTTTCTTCCTTTTTAAACTCCCTAAAGTAAGCCATTATTAAATCGCCTATATTCTTTCGAATACACCACTCTCCAATAAAGTAAAAGATATAAGCATCAGATTGTTTTTCGTTTAATGGAGTTGAATTAAGACGCTCTAAATCTAGTGGCATTGGAATATGATGCACGTTAGTTAAACCTTCCAGCTCAAGCTTTTCCTTTTCTTGTACAGTTGGGCACCAGCATTGGTCGTATTGGGCTAGAGCGTCTAACCAGCCAGTATTTTTTAGATTACGAGTTTCCGTATATCCTATCCAAATATTCTTTTTATCTTTTGAAAGTTGAACGGTTCCAGGAAGCACATGATGAACTTCTGTATCAACTTCTCCAGTTTTAGCCTCCAGGTCCTTGATCCATTGATCTACTTCGCCTATTTTAGTACTTAATAAAAGTGTATTAGCACATACATCATTATCTAATGAGAGAGCTTTTAAATAGTTTTTAGCTCCATTACCCCATCCGTCGTTTTGTCTGTAAGTTCCTACAAACCTAATCATTTCATCCACTCCTCTTCCTTTAATTCGGCTCCACCACATCTTATATTTTCGATGTAATTAAAATATTTAAGTTTATTTTTATATTGTTCTATAGTATTTTGTACATTATTTGGCATGTATTCATTACCAATGTAGCGCCCTCCATGATAAAGTTCTTCCAGTTTTGCCACCGTTTTATAATTATATTTGTCTGGAAAAGCGCTAGAAGTTCTAGTAATAATGTCTACTTGTGGCATTCCATCATTTATTTTTTCAAAAAGCAGCGTACGTTTTGACGCGCTCCACTTATCTTTTAGATTGAGTGATTTAATATAAGAAATCCATTCATCAGTACATTTAGTTTTCCAATCATAAAGGCTGATAGCCGTTTCTCTAGGCTTAAATTTATTATCTAAAGCCTTTCTCATGCAAAGCGCCAAATCTTCTATATCTATTTGGGCGCGATAAGATCCTATGCTTTTGTCTTCGACCATCATTTTGGGTTTATTTAATATAGCGCCTACTGAGGATCCCACTTCTTTCATAGCACTATAACTTACTACAATTGTTGATAAGTCACAAAGTGCCGCCTCAACTATAGGGCTGCCAAACCCCTCACAATTAGACGCTTGAATATAAACGTCAAATAAATTATAAACATTATTTAAATCTGAGATTGTTGGCGAATCCGTGTTAACATCTACAATGCGCCCAGTTATAGAACCAGTAAATGGACAATAAACTAATTTGTCTGAGAACTTTCTAGCAAAGCACATTCCAGTTTTTGTACACTTATATGTAAATAAGACTTTATCAGAGAGACCATATCTCATCAAATATTTTGGAATATCCCATGGATCTAAATCTGGATAGGTTGTATGAAAGTATAAAATGGCGCGATCTTCTAAGTCTGGATTGTTGTCAAGAAATACACGAAATGCAGCCATAAGATCAGGAATGCGCTTTCGGGGTTGATTGCGTGCCACAAAACCAAATACTATTGCATTATCTGGAACGCCAAATGCTCTCCTGTTTTCTAGCTTTTTTACTTCATCAAGCGGATAAAAGTCTTTTGAGGAGACCCCCATAGGAATAACTTTGTCGACTATTAAGCCGGCGTTTTCCATACTCTTTTTACCATAATTAGTATAGGCTACAAGGCTATTAGCTTCTGCCAAAATTGCTACGTTTTGATCTTTAATTGGATCAGAGTCTATTGGGGGTGACGCACAAAGATGATAAAAATCCCTTAATGGAGACGTTGTTTGAAATTTAATTTGCCAGGGGTCAATTGGAGAAATAACTATGTTGGGTTTAAAATGCAAGAGAATTTGATCCCACCTCCAAGCCCCATATTTGTTTTCCACATTAGATAAATAGTTTTGATATTCTTTATCGTTTTTATGGACTGTACTAGGATAGTATCTCCAAGGAACTTCTTTCTTATGTATAAAATACCCAGAGTATGCTAATTCGGCAGCCTCGAAATCAGGATGGTCGTGTAAAGCTTGTAATAAATTTTTTTTATAAACGGCGTAACCAGTGTTGGCATTAGACCTATCACCGGTTACTAAAACTTTAATCATAGTGGGATTACCTTTTCTACGGAAAACGAGTCTTTATTAGAGCGCCCCTCAAGTATAACTTTTTCTTCTGGCGCCAAAAGATGCTCGTATTTAGCATAACTTTCCGGAAATATAACGATGTTAGTAGAGGCGCCGGTCGCATCATATGCAATTAAGAATGCCATATCTTCCTGCTTTTTCTTAGTCTTGCATTTTTTAACTTCTCTTATTATAACAGCCGCAGAAATTTTGTCAACCTTGTCACCATGTATTTTAGAGATTTGGCGGCATGTTTTTCTATTTTTTAACATACTAAGATCGCCCAAATTAAGTGGGGTAAACTCGCGTCCTATAAATTCACGCTCCCAAAACAGTTTTTGCCCTATAGTATCATTTAGTGAGGTGGGCGGATGCTCTAACTTTTTGATTAAGTTTTCTATTTTTCTTTTGCTAACTATACTATGACACAGTTTCCCCTTCCCAGTAGGCAAAGTTAATATGTTTTTCAAACCATCTAATAACTTGAACTTATTTTTAGAAAGATAATCTATTATTTCCTCGGAAAGATTATTTATCACTTCTTTTAATTCATAATACATTTGTCTACGCGGCACATTAAAAAAGTCACAGCTTCCACTTTTTATTAGAGATTCGGCACACAATGAATTTATTTTGTTAAGATGGTTATATAAAAACTCATAATAAGAGACTTTTTGTTCTGGCAATACATCTATACATGATTCATTAACATACTTCATATTACCAAGACCTATTACTACATTATTTTTGTCAATAACAGAGTGATAATTTCTATAGCGGATATCTGGTGGCGCGATTTTGACGCCCATTAAGGCGGCATCTTCAATAATTTCGCATATTTTTTCCTGTTTGGTTAGGCGCGGATCTTTTGCATTATCTAGCTCGGTACAATAAAATACTTTTGGAAAATGGGCTTTTGGGTAAGCGCTGTAGTAATAACCGTCGAGCGCATAAGCTACGGCATGGCTTTTATTAAATGCATAGCGTCCTGAAGCCTCAATACCTCCAAATATTACGTTGGCTGTTTCTTCATTAATGTTATTTTTAGCACAACCAGCGATGAACATTTTTTTAGCTTTTTCGATAAGATCTAGATTCTTTTTGCCAATCGAGTTGTGAACTATAATTCCATTAACGTATGCCCACGGTGTTTCTTCGTCAATAGTAAAATCATATACTTCTTCCTTGCCATATTTTTCTATTTTTGTTATTTTTGAATATTTAAAGTCATAGTTTAAAACTTCTTCTAGAAGATCACTGTCAATAATGGTGTTTAAATAGGCGGCTTTTTCGTAAATAGATGTGATTTTTTCTATAATCTCTAGATCTGCATTTGTAATTTTTAGTAGAGATTTATCCGTATAACATCCCTCGCTTATAAAGTAAGCGTACAACGTAGCTAAATCTGGGTCAATTACCTGTTTAACGGTTTTAACCGTTTTAAATCTATCGATAGAGCAGATGTAGTCATCTAGAGTTAAACACTGAGCCTCTTTCCATCCATTGTTTGTCAATATTTTATGATCATATGTACATCTTATTGTTCTTCCATTACTTGTTATTTTTAATGTTCTTCTTTTGTTTTTTTGCTTCCAAGCTTTAGAAATTTCTTTAAAAATATTTTTTCCGTCGTTATTAACAGTTAATACTTTTATTTTTTTATCACTATTGCAAATTTCTTCTATTGACATTGGACCATGTTCGGTATGGAAAATACTATCCCTAGAGATGCATTTGCGCACATAAATATCTGCCTCGTTACCACTAAAACCCGCAAGCTCTTTCGCAATCTTAATAGCTTGCTCTTGATAGACCATAATTCCATTAGTAGTTTTTAAAATAGGTTCTAGATCTGGATGCTCATAATAAGTGTCCATTCTACCAAACTTGCGCTCTACGAAAACATCAGATAGTTTCTTGCCATCTAATTCTGCGTCTAGCGTGCCCGGTCTAATAATGGAGATAAGAGCAGCCCACTCCTCAATAGAAAGTGGCTGTATCTCTTTAGAGTACTTTTTACCCAAATATTTATCTAATTGGAATACGCCGCCAGTTAAGCCCTGACATACCATCCCCCAAGTTTTACCGCAATCTAGCTTAACTTTAGACGGGTCCCAATCTAGCCCAATCATTTTGCCTGTCGAGTCAAGGGTAACGTCAAACTCGCAGCCACAATCAAATTTTTTCTTCTTTTTCATTTACAAAATTCTGGAACTTTACTAATTACCCGCTTTTGTAGAGTCAGAAATCTTTTAATGAGGTCGCCACAATCCAATACATCTTTTAGAGCTTCGTGTCCACCTTCAGTTGGAATACCAAAGTATTTACGCAAGCTATCAAGAGAATAATTATAGGGTGGTCGTTTAGAGAATTGCAACCAAGTTGGCGCTATATAACGCAAATCTAATTCTTGTCCTTGTGCAAAAGGATATTTATTGCCAGTTTCATCACAATCGCGCTTAATAATGGGATTGTCGTAAAGTATGATGTTTTGTCCACCAGCAGTAGGCTTGCTGCCATCCTTAAATTCCGCACAATAATCACAAAACATTCTCAAGGCTTCCTTTTTAGCAAAGCCAGCCTTCCAAATATTTATTATTTCTTCGTGTGTTTTACTAGTATTTTTAGAGTGAAAATTAAGAACTTGCTTGTGAGCGTCACTAAAATCATGGTTGTCTACTCCATCTGGTTTGACATTAATATTAAAAACGCGATCTGTCTCCATTTCGAGCGTCTTTAAGTTCATGGGAACTGCCGCAATTTGTACTATTTGAAGTTCCTGATACTGTGGCGCCGAAACAAGTTTTATAAGATCGGTAGAGCTATATGCAGTATTAGGGCATAATTGTTTTTCAAGACGTTTTAAAATTTGTCTTGCGTCTTCTTGAATATCTAAGCCAGTAGTTTCTAAATCATAAATTATACAATATTTCATTCATTTAACCTTATGTCGTTCGCTAATAAAATTATGTGCATTTTTATATCATCTATAGAGGCAGCTTTATGAGTAAAGCAAAAATAGTCAAATTTAAGAGAAAAATTAAAAAAATTGTTTAAGTTTATACTGTCATTTTTTATAACTGTTGTTGTTTGACATAATAGAGTCTGAATAGGTGTCTTTTCAAATTTAGCATCTATATACCAATCATCAAGGATATTAACATATATTATATGCTCCATATCTAGACTATCAAAATATTTTTTTGGAATAGAATACTTATTACAGTGATCCAGTTCTTTTATTTTGATTATTTTTTCTAACATATATCATTTGCTAGTAAGATAAGGTGCATTTTAATATCATTAATAGATACGGATTTTCGCGCAAGACAGAAAGATGTAGCTATTAATTTATATTTAACATAATCACCAATTTTTATTTGTTTAACAGTAAATTTTTGATATATTACTATTTTTAAGTCCCACTCTTCAAATAAACTATCTACCTGCTCATCGTCTGAAACGCGCTACATCTCTTTTCTGGGTATATTCATGAAATATCTATTAGGGATAGAATACTTATTGGAATATACTAATTCTTTCATAAGTTCAATCATATGGATTTATTTCATTCGCCCACATAATACAGTGTAGTCTAATGTCGTCTATGGTAATTTCTTTTGAGGCAAAACAAAAATAGTGATTTTCACATTTATGAATATCGTATACTACTTGATTATTTATAGTAGTGCCAGAATTAACATAAGTAATAAATGGTGTTGCGCAAAATACCATTCCAATAACATTTTTAAAAAAGTCTGCTTTTGTTTCATCAAATATACTATATAATTGTATACCTAGTATATTGACACAGTATCTAGAAGGCACACTATATTTATTACAGTATGGCAATTCAAGTATTTTTTCTATCTTCTCAGTCATTCAAATCTATCCCATTTGCTAACATAATCATGTATATCTGAATATCTTGTATAGACATTCCCTTTCTAGCAAAACAGAAAAAATTAACTTCTGGTTCAAACACTCCTTCGAAGTATGATATTAACCAACTAACTATCTCTAAATTTGCACATAATAGTACATTCATTTTGCAATCATATGTAAATAATAACACGTTAGTATCATAAATACTTGTATAATCATCGTAAAATTTAACATCTATTTTCGAGTTTTCAGAATCTGAAATTGGCGTTATCTTATGTATATCTAAACTTTGAATATATTTTCGCGGTATCAAATATTTATCAGAGTATTCTAATTCTTCTTTAATGATTTTATTCAAACTCTGTGACTGTGTCATCTTCATTTAAATCCTCAGAAAACTCAAAAATCTCAGGCTCTGGATCTGGTTCTCTCTCTATCTTAACAGCCTTAACCTTTACCATAGTTGGTTCTACGATATCACGCGTATTAAATGTTTCTGGAACGCCCTTTTCATCCGTGGCACTTCTTACGCCGGTCTTTGTATAAACTTTGCGACCACCGGGCTTCTTAAACGTGCTGCCTACCTTTAGGAATGCGAATTTCATATAGTTCTCCTTATAGTTTTTGTACTTGATCGGAAGGTCTGAAAATTTTAGTTGTGCTGGGCGTTTCATCTAAAGTTGCATTATACAATATAGTACAGCAGCTTTTCTTTTTAGGTGTAACTTTAACCCACGTTTGACCATCGCTAACAAATTTGTCACCAACTTTTAGACTTGCAAATGCTACCATTTTTAAGTACCTCTCTCATATATTCTGCTTTTTCTACAAGGTCTAGACCAAGCAGGTCAAGTTTAAGTAAGCCTAGTGCCTCAGAACTGTTCATTTCGGTACCCACGACATAATGCTCGTCCCAGATTAATGGAGCTTGCTTATAAAGCGGTTCATTAGAAATAACGAATGCTGACGCATGTTTTCCAATTGAAGCTATCACCTTGTCTAGTTTAATTGCCTGTTCAAATTCCTTAGCGTATACGCCACTAAAGTTCTCATTCTCTAATATACACCATTTGGAGACTTTTTTAGGCTCGTTCATTAAAGTCCATAGAACCATGCTACGAGTTCCGTGCTTTTTCTCCTGATCTTTTAGGTCAGCATCGATTACGCCTTCCTTTTGAAAATCCTTGGTAATCTCGTTTTGCTCATAAGCGGGGACTTTTTGAGGCGAAACTCTAAGGGCGGCTTTTAGGGCAGCGGCACCCTTTAAAGTATTAAAAGTGCATAATTGCGCAAATTTATCCTCGCCATAATTCTCATAAATATACTGAACGAGAGAATCTCTACTAGAGGGCGGTATATCTATGTCTATATCTGGAAAACTACCCCTATCATCACTATAAAAACGCTCAAACAGCAAATCATATTTGATTGGATCTACCTGTGTAATGTTCAATAAATACGAGATTAAGCAGCCTCCAGCAGATCCGCGACCTACTCCAATTAGTCTATTTCTCTTAAGTAGAAAATTTGTGATATCCTGAACTATTAAGAAGTAACCAGCCATTCCAGCTTTTTTAATTACCGCCAATTCATATTTGAGTCTTTCCTTATACGGTTTACCTAAACCTCGTTTTATTAATTCTGATTCACATTTTTTCTCTATAAACTCGCTCTCGCTCAATCCTCCTAGTGAGTGATATTGGGGAAGAATTTGTTTCTTTTTAATGTCGAATTGTTCTATTTTATCAAAAATTTCTAAGGTGCGCTTAAATGCCGCATCATCAAATCCAAGAGCTTTTAATTCTTCATAAGAGTGAATATTGGCGTGATTAGGAAATGGCGCATCATTTCTATTATTTTTATGTAGAATGTGAACTAGGTCCAATCTGCCGTCAATGCACAAATTGTCAGTAATAGGCACGCCCAAAAAATTATCGTTTGTGTATCCATGATATGGGTTTACTCCCTTATAAAAGTCTTTAAAGATTCGCGAGCATTCTTTTTCTTGTGCTATATTTAAGTTGACGCCCACACATATTAAATTTGTTAAGTCAAATTCGGCTATTTCACTTATTGATATCTTTTTAGATCGTTCTGGATTATTATAATAGTAAAGTATTTCTAATAATGATTTCCAACCATCTAAATTTTTACAATATACAATTATTTTTCCATTAACAAGATTTGGCAATTTAACCGATGTATGGTCAGGACACACTAGTAACTGACAACCAAATACCGGTTTTTTCTCGTATTTAATCATCTCATTGTAATAGGATACACATTGAGAAACATTACTAATATCTGTTAGTGGAAGTCCAGGAAACTCAGAAGTTTCCAAGAACTTGCCTAGAGTTTCCGTACGAGTTGACGATTCTAATATTGAGCCATGTGTAGCGCATGTTAACGGAAAGTACTTAAAATGGGATGTCATCTTCGCTCGTTTCCGGTCGAACTTTCTCCGTCTTTTCACTATTTTGGGAGACGGGTCCACCAACAAAGTTCCAAGAATTACACACTATACCCAAATAGGTTTTGCTTTGATACTCTCTTGAAGTCAGGGCGCCGCTTACCATTATAGGATCGCCATTTTTCAAATACTTCTTACTTCGCTCAATTAACTTACTATCGAAAATCTTTACATCATAAAAAAGATCTACTGCATCCTTACCAAAAGCCTTATCCAAAACTCTAAAACTAAGAAATGAATTAGCGTCATTCGTCTTCAATTCTGTTACAATCTTACCAACTACCGTAATATTATTTGCCATTTTTACAATTCTCCACTACCATCTCTATAGGTCTCTTGTTTAAAAAATAATGAGTTGCATCACAAACAGATTTACATCCATCAACCGGCTTAAATTGATCATAATCGTCAGCTTTTACATCCACGCCTTGTTTACCCCAGTCTGAAAATGAAGTTTTAGAAAACGGGCAGAAATTATTACACTTCCACGTTATAGTCCTTTTAGGATTACTCATGGATTTTATTTGTAGATAAATATCTTTAACGTGTGCTAATGCTTTTTTAATATGACTGTCATCAAAAAATAAGGAAAATGGTTTATCTTTATTCACATACCAAATATGGGTATTTATATTGTCAAGTGAAAATTTTTGCAGTAAAGCCCAATAGTAAAGGGCTAGCTGTATATCTTCAGATAGAGTAGCATAGGTATGCTCTACTCCGGTATTCCAATCTTGAGTTCTTCCAAACTTATAATCTAAATAGTTAATATCGCCATTATTGTCTTCAAAAACTATATCTATAATTCCGTTGATATGAAGATATCCCTCTTCGACCTTATCTCCTTTTAAGTAGGCATACTTTGCCCAGTCTTCCTTAATTGGAATATTGAAAAATTGTTCTGTAGATATAATCCTTTTATGATTTTCTGGAAAAAATTCGTGGTTTCTAGCCTTATCAATATAATCATACAGCGTGTTTTTATCTGCTCCAGACCACTCTATATGTCTTTCCTTTTTTGTGAAGTGTTCAAACGACTTCTCTATAAAGTCAAATATATTATAATCGGATTTGATGCGTCCAACTATTTTGTCGTTTTGCCACTTTTTACCTTCGTCCCTCAGTTTTTTGGCGCGCGCTACACACTCTAATACGTAGTGCCCCATAGTTCCTAAGGCGGCAGCTTTTCCTGTTGGCTCTCTATATCCTAATATATAAGAGAGGAACCACTTCATCTGGCACCCCTCAAATGTCTTGATGGAGGACGGACTAACTTTTTTAATAGGAATGGTCAAATTATAAATCTCCTTGGATTAAGGACGTCAATTTTGCGCATTCCATTAATTAAACTTTGCTTTAACTTATTTATGTCGCCATCCCTATTGTCAATAACGAGGTCCCATTCGTAGTCTGGAATAGAAAGAAAATCATTTTCACTTGAATGCTTTTCATCATTTGGCGCTATATCGCGCAATAATTTAACGCAGCATGCTCCAGAATTCTTAAGTTCCTTAAACTCGTCAACAAATCTTAAATCTTTAATAAAGGAATAGGCTGGAGCTTCACTGAAAATCCTCTTAATCGTTGACTCTCTCCATGCGGGCTCATATAGTTTGCGCACAATGTCGGTGCCAAAAAACTGCATAACTTCTCTTCCTGTCATAAAGCCCGCTTCGTGATAGAAGAATTTATCTTCGAAATTCAGTGTTTCGTCTAACTTGCTTTTGCGTTTTAAAGTTTTAATTAACCATTTATAGGTTTCTTCATCTGTTATGATGCCCGGCATATCTTCCCACTTTATATGAGTTAAGCTATTTTTTTCCTCATCACTACCATATACTTGCTCCCTTTTGAGATTAAGAATATTTACTGCAAATTCTTTGAGGGCATCAGCAAAACTATAGGTTTTTAATAGTAGTGGATCTACAGAGTTAACTTCTATTTTAGAGTCGCCGCTATAAATTGCCGAATCGGGCTTTAGAATAAAATCGTTAATTCTACCGAATTTTGTTAGTAGAAGCCCAGACAAGAAATTAGCAGAGCTGTCTTTTCCTGACTGTTTGGCACCACCGAATGCCACTATAATTTGTTTCATATAATTTTCCTTATTATTGGTTCAATATTATTTAGAACCCAGTCTACACTCATCGAGCCAATATCGTCTTTATAATCTAAATCAGGTATATATAATTTGTATAGGTTCGATAATTCTTTTTTTATTTTTTCAGCACCCAGCTCACCAGCTGCGCCCTTATCCTTCAAATAAACTATGTTCATAATTCCCATTCTACTGAGAATTCTTTTTTGGGTACGAGATATAGAACAGCCCAATGTGGCTATTGAACAGTGAATGCCCGCCTCTTCTAATCTCCATACATTACCGGGACTTTCTACTATGATGGCGGTCTTTGTATCAAAAATATAATCTTTAGCATACCAACTATTATATAAGTAGCTGCTTTTTTTAAAGCCCTTACTATGTATCCATTTTTCCTTTGACTTATTAGTTGTGTCGCGCCCAGTAAATCCTATTGCAAACTGATGATCTATTGAGTAAACTGGGACTACTGCGCGCCTATACATCATTTTGCCGGGCGTATTGCAGTATCCCACATCATACTTGTCTATTATATCATAGCTGTAGTTTCTGTCAAGGTAATAAGTGGCGGGCAACTCAGAAAAGGACGAGCGAACTTTATCGCGCGGAATAAGCTTTTTTAGTTCTTCATCAACCAAAATTATGTCATCATAGCGCGGCTCGGGCATCTCAAAATCAATTTCGTCATTGCTAAGATTTAGTGCTCTCCGTAGTCCTTTAAAGGTACATCCCCAAGTATTATGACATAAGTGCGTGAAGCATTGCCATACGCCATTCTTATATAGGACGAAAGAAGTTGGATTATCTCCACCATGGATAGGACAACATCCCTGATATCTATTTCCATATTCTTTTAAGTCTAGTCTAGAAATTAATTCTTTCTTCATTATCAATCTCATCTACTCTGGTAACCTCTGATTTAAGTTTACCTTCAGTAATTCTAAAATATTCTTCTTCTATTTTTATGTTTATATAGTCGCCACTTTGTAGTCCTTTGCCATGCCTACAAGCTTGTGTTACTATTTTAAAGTTATCTCCTCCATCGGCAGCGAGTTCTTCTATGTCTTTTCTTTTTAAAATAGATAAGTTAGAGCAAAACCATAAAATTCTATCTGATTGGGCAATAATGTCTGTAGATTCTCGACTTAAACCATCTCTATTGAGTTGTACAAACGTTAAAATTGGGACCCTGTACTTTTTTGAGAAGTTATGTAGAGAGGAGACCATAAAACCAATAGCCTGATCTTCTCTTAAATTTTTTAAAGGCGATTGATCCAATAGCTTGATATAATCGAATATAATCATACAGGGATTTGCCGAGCCATCAAAATTTATTCCGACTTTCTTATATAACCATCGGCGCATTGTAGAAATTTGTTCTTCTGGACTAATGTCGCCTATATACTTATGTTCTAATTTTAAATTTTTAAGCTTCTCTCCTGCGGACTCTACAGATTGTTTTTTACTTATACTTCTTGTAAATTGCCCAGTTTCTATTTCATTAATACTGACGCGTGATTCGCACGCGATTAGGCGCGGCAACTGCTCATATTCTTGGAGTTCTGTATCCATATAAAGAACCGGTATATTCATCATAGATACGTGTTTTCCCACGTTCAAGGCAAAACCTGACTTAAAGTTTTTTGCGCGTGCTCCTATAACATTAACGGTTCCGGGTCTTAGCCCGCCTCCAATAGCTGTATCGAACAAGGGAAACCCCGTAGATATACCAATTTGCTCTACTGGATTTTCTTGCTTTTTCTTTATATAATCACATACAAGATTGCCCAATGAACATGGATCTTCATCATGACTATTAATTAACTTGCTTAAGTCAAATATTGGGTTTTCAGCTAAACCTATAATAGTAGCTATTGATTCATTGCCTGTAATCTCACTAATTGTTTTTTTGGCTTCCTCTAACTGGTTGTTGATGAGGCGCGCTATTGCCAACTTTCTTACTTTAGAAGCGAATCCAAATACATTGCTTTGTTCTACTGAAAAATTTAATACTTGTTCTATATGATCTTTTGCTTTATTGTTCTTAAGTAGATGATCAACACCCAGATCTTGAGCGGCGCTATAAATTGAGGCTAGATCTAATTTAACAGCTGACAACTTTTCAAATATATGTGAAAAACAAGAATACAGAATTTGATTTTCCAAAACTATGAATGAGCTTGGCTGCTGGATAATGTCCGCTATATCTATATAACAATCCTTGCCGTATTTATATACGCCGGCTAAACATGCTTTCTCAGCCGCCGCATCAAATAACTGCATTTACATACGCCCTTTCTTCATACACTTATCACACTCATAATAGTAACCATCTCCATCGTGTTTCATCAAAGTGCCAGATACCTTAAATGTTTTGTTGCATGATCTACATTCAGTATTGACTAAATTTGATCTTTCTGCTCTTGGAGTTACTGTTCTCTTAATCTTTTTGTCAAAGTCTTTACTGTCTTTATCTATTGCTTTTACCTCATTTGAAACTTCGCCCTTAATCCAATTATGGAATTCATTAACGTGCTTATCTTTGTTTACTGGTACTGAATCTTTAGAGGTTGTTTTTGCTGGCACAGCACAACTTTTTGGCGGACGCTTTTTCTTTTTAGTCTCTGTGGACGTTTCACTATCCTTCAATAGTTGTTCGGCAATTTGTTTTTTAATGTCTGCCGGTAGTGACTCTAATATTTTTGCTAGGTTTTCCACGATTTTACCTTCCCATAATTAGAAAATAAATCTGAATAATTTTTTATAAGATTAGGTAAATGTTCTACAGATTTAATTAAACATTCTGCCTTACTTTTTATTGAAAGCGCCTTTTTAAGGTTTGGATACTCTTCAGAAATTGCCGCAACCTTTATATCTTTTGGCATATACTTATCATAATTATTCCAATGCTTAGATACTACATTAGATATATAAGCATCGCACCAATTAATTCTGGACTGCTCTCTATTAATCTCGCGCTGTAAAAAAATTGAATATTGTAATAGTTCCATGCTGATTTCATAACAGGTTTCTGCATCTAATTTGTCTAGCTGGTCGCGCGACATAGATGAATACATTTCAAAAGATTCTATTGGAGAGGCATTTCCCTTTAATTTCAAATGATCTGAATACTCATTTAAGATTATGTCCAATTGATGATCTAATGATGTCACCCCACTTTGCGATTCCGTCATATTTTAGTTCCACCAATTCTATATTATTGAGTTCACACCAACGTCTTTTAAGTTCGTCGGTGTTTTTCTGTTTTAAAAAGCCGCGCTTATCTGAATGAAAAAATGAAACTAATTTGTAGTGTTGTTGCCCCTGAACTTCAAAAGCTATTCTAAGGGTGGGGAGAAAAATATCTAAATAAAGTGTAGTTCTTCTATTTACTCTTATTGGAATTTCATGACATAAAACAATGGCGGGAAATAATTCTAGTATTTTTTCTTCTGCGGTAAGGTGTAGCTTAGAGGCATTATCACGAGGACAATTTGTTACCTTCAACTTATATTCTAAGCCATCCAAATCCTTAACTTTCATTGAATAGGGCAACCCCTTCAGATATTTGATCAAAAAGCTCTTTGTCTTCTTTCATCGCCTGAATGAATTTTGCCTTTCCTTGAAATTGTTTATCCCCAAAATTATACCATGCGCCCTTTGAATTGACAACCTTATAAGTGTCAGCTATATCAAATAATTCGGCAACATCATCAATACCTTCTGGAGTTTCTGGCGTTCCATATCTAAACTTTCCAACTCCAGTGCGCCCCTTTGTAACCAAAATAGAATTCTCACATTTCCAATGGATGTCTTGCCCTATAACGGGACCATCAACAATATCTTGCCATTTTGTAGCGTGACTCACCTCTATCTTAAAATCCATTGCATATTGAATTTTATTACCAGATGCCTCTATCCTAGTTTTATAACCCTTACCAGAAGTATTAGCAATAATATGGGTGATCCCAATAAAAATATTGTTTGTTATACCTAAGTTAGATGCCAATACCTTAGAAAGTCTAGATAGAATGCCTGGGGTTTGATCGCGGTAATTATCGCCAATTTCGCCGCTTCTTAAATCGCGCGGGCATAGCTGCGAAATAGAATCGGCAATAACAATTAATTTGTCTTCAGTTTGCATTTTCTCGTAGATCATCTCAACAAAGTCTTCTGCATCAAGAATATTACCTTTAGACGATCTCATCACACTAAAGCGTTCTGGAGACAAGTCTAGTCCTTTAATTGACGCTAGATCGCGCTTATGAACGCGATGCTCAATATCTGCATATAATATATTATAGCCTACCTTCTGGGCTCTTGCAGCTATATCTAGACAGGTGATTGTTTTACCGCCTTTTTGGATGCCCGTTACAATTACAAAGCTTCCTCCTAGAAGCCCACCCATTATATCATTGAGAGTGGGACTTAGTTTAATATACTCTCGCTGTCTTTCAATAACGCACGAGGCAGGAAATATAGCCTTAGATAGTTTCTTTTCTTTGCTCATCTATTTTATCCAATACCGTTTTCTTTTTTGAAAATTCACCCTTGCTATTGTAAATGCGTTTTGGATTGACTGTAGGTTCAGGTTTTTCTATCTTAATGGTTTTACAGATTTTTTCAAGGTATGGAGAATTAATAGAAGATAGTATTTTGCAAGTTTTATCGTCTAGTGCCTTTAGAACAACCTCTATTGGGAATTTTTTTAATAGTTTATTTGCACTGATAACTTGATATCGGAAATATTTTTTCCAGTTTGGTAAATTCCAAAAATTATCTATTAAGTCTACATTTATTTGTTTGGCTCGCCGCTCGCACATTAGCTCAGCTAAGTATTGAGCTGGCGTTACTTTCTTGGTTGTGTACTTAGATTGAAATTTCAATAGAATATTGTTTCAAGAAGTACCGCACTTTTAAACAAAGCCTTTAATTGGTCTTGCTGTACTGGTACTAGACTATCAGCCGTTATAATTTCGCACTTCTCTTTAATGGAGAACATCTTATCTATAAGTAGGTCTATAGAATAGTTGTAGAAGTTTTCACACGTGAATTTATTCAACTCTATAAATACATAGCGAGCCCTACTGAAAAACTCTGGGGCGGCATTGATCGTGTCTAATTCGGCACCCTCAATGTCAATTTTAATCAAATCATAATCGTTTTCCAAAAACTCGCTTAGTTTGCGCGTCTTAACGGTGGTTCTCACTTCGTTGGATTGCTTATAAGAGCTAGTACAACTAAAAGAACAAGCGTGGTTATTAGGGTTAAAGCTAAAGTTAACATATTTTCCATCTCCAACAAATTCGCGGTGTGTAATTAACATAGAGTCGTTCATGTTGGCATTTTGAATTAAGAAGGCATTGTTTTCTTCTGAGCCTTCTATGCAATCAACACAAAAACCAAGTTTGTCTAATAAGATTGAGTGGATTCCTATGTTTGCTCCGATGTCTAGAGCGCGTTTAGATCCTACAAAACTTTTGGAAACTAAAGCCATAGCCTTTTGAACGTGCGGTTCATATACTCCACGACTTAATTGTCCAGAAATACTTTTATCTCCTTCAAAATTCAGGACTTTGATTGGTCCAGCAGGACTTTGTATACTATGAATCATTCGTACTGTCCAGTCTTTGTATTAAAAATAGAGTTTCTAGTGCTTCGATTAGGCTTTGGAGTAAGTGGTTTATCGCCTGTTGCTGAGGCGGCGCCCGTCATAACGGTGACACCGTCGCGAATCCCAAATTGAGTCTTATGAGAAAACTTACTAGACTTAGATTCACTTACAATATTATCATAAATGGTTTTTACTTCGGGAACCGAGTTGCCCAAATCAATCTTTTTAAGGGCGGCGGACACCATTTGTTCGGCATTCTCGTTAGTATGTCCTTCCTTAATTAAATAGCTGATTGCTCCCTTGGCGGCATTTTCCCATTCTTTAACAATGTCGTCCTCGTTCTTTGAAGCGACAGCTTTCTCTTCTAAATATTTTTCCACTAGCTTACTCCCCTTCGTTTTGCCTAATTCATCCTTGATTTCTTCTAGGGTTTTTCCCGCACTAATCATTCCATCAATTGCATATTTTTCTACGTTGCTTAGTCCAGCCATCTTAAGACCTCTTTGCTAAATTTAAGAATGCTTTATTGCCAGTAGAGATAAAGTCAATGTAGGCTTCGAATGTTGCCTTCTTAACTTCTTTTAGGCGCCACTTTGGCATTCCCATACTCTTTTGACTTGATTCGGCTATAAAGCTTTTATTATTAGGATCGAAAAATTCGCCCTTGTCGTTCATCTTAATAAAGAACTTTGATACAAGCCCATTTACTATGCGGCGAGCACAAGCATATTGACTGTCTGCGGCGCCGGGTTCTGTTAAAAGTCCGTACCCTTGAACTTCCATGTCTGCGTGTCGTCTATGACAAATTACTTGATCTATGAATTGGGTTTTTTCTACGTCTTTATTTGGTACAAAGGAATCACTCACGTTTTGTCCTCGTTTTCTCTTTCAAATACTCTAGTTTATCACTAGAGAATCTCTCAGAATTCCGATCAGCAAGCGAGCCGAGGGTTTTTGGTCCCTCGTACACGCTCACTGACTCCGCAAGGAAGTCTCGATGAACCTGTTTGGTTTTCTTGCATTGCGGACACTCTGGCAACAAATGGCATTCTGACATGTAGGAAACATTTTCAAAATACACTTCACATTTATCACATCTATAGCAATATGTAGGCATTATAGTTTTATTATCTTATTGTAAATTTTACCCATAAGGTTGTGCCGGCAAATGTCATCCTCGGTAAAAAACACCTTACGAATATTTTCATCTTCTAAATTATCCATAATTTTGGCGAAAAAACATTCATTTGGACTATCGGTCTGATGACGATCTCCACAAACGATAATTTTTGAGCCATTACTCATTCTGGATATAAACGTTAAAATGTCGTGTCTGGAACAATTTTGGGCTTCATCTAGAATCATAATAGTATTTTCGAAATTCCTGCCGCGTAATAGTTCAGTAGCCGTAATCTCAATAATGCGGTCTTCCCAAAGCTTATCAAATATTAGAGCGCCTCCCAAAAAATCTTGAAAGTACTCAACGTGCTGCTCAAAATAATCTAGACACTTTTCTCTAAAAGAGCCGGAAGTATATCCCATAGCTCGCGAAGTATGCATTGTTGATTGACAAACTACCACCTTTTCGGCATTATGTAGTGCTAATGCTTGAGCGGCAAGTCCAACACTCATGTAGGTTTTTCCGCAACCGGGTAATGATTCTAAAAATACAAAGTCACTAAAATTATAAGCCTCGATAAACTTTTTCTGATTTTCAGTCCTTGGCTTGATCTTCACTGTTGGTAGAGTTAATTGCTTTTTTGACAAGTTCGAGGATCTCCAGGGGCAAGGTGGCGGTCTTTCTTAGCTCGCTATAACCAATTACCATAAGTGCGACCCCTATAGCAAACTGAATATTAGAAGTAAGTACTAGAATGACACCTACTAGGAAGAGGGCTGCAAAACCGAGCTTTTTGTATATTTCCATCTTTAAACCACTTATTTTTAAGCTTAATTCGGGAAACCCAAAGTTACCCGGACACTATATATACACCGTTTATTCTTCTTTGCCTGTATTTTTGTTAAAGCGGACCCAGCCATTATCAGGCAGCCAATTGTTATCAGCATCCTTAACTTTAGGAAACAAGGTTCCACCCTTCTTATGTTGTCCAAAGGCACGCTTAACACCATATAGTTCACCGGGCTCTACGCATCGGAGTTCAAAATATTTGTTATTTTCTGAATCTTCTCTTACTACAAAACGTACATTATCCGAAGATTTACCGTATTTTTTACAGACCCGGTCTTCAAATACTTCCTGAAATTCAGACAATTGTTCTACGATGTCAGTTTGAGTTTTGCCTTCGATCTCCACAGAAATTCTTCCATCTTTCGTTGTGTAAACAACCTTCATTTGTTTTTCCTTATTAAAGAATAATTCATATAGCGCTCATCAGGGTCGAAATTAACCACAGTATCAGATTTTACTGGAATAATGATACCGCCGCCATAATCACTAGAGACATTATAATCTACGAACGCGTTCAAGTTAACCATTTTTTGGTTAGATTTGAAATTAATATAAAAATTAGCACTGTCTGAGTTTAGTTTAAGACCGCTATTATAGTAATGGTAGTTTTCATCGCTATACAGGTAGTCTAGAATTTGTAATTCGTCTAAGATGACTATAAATTTGTCAGTTTGTAAAAAATAGATTTCTGGATGAATTAAAACTCTTTTTCTTCCATGAATAGCTGGTTTGTAATTATGCCAGTTTAAAAATCTTTCATATTTTCTTTCAAGTTTAAATTTTGCTCCTGAGTATATTCGTGTTAAAAAATCTAAACATTTTTGCGAATTCCATGCTAGTCCTACGCTGCTAATACCCCCGCCATAAATTTGTTGAATAGAATTTTTCATATTTGTTGAAGATGTAGATATTGAACATTTCGGACTTTTTACTCGCGTTAATGTAGATGAAACGCTACCATCTCCATCAAAATATCCAAGCATAAAAGCATCGTAAAATTCTTCATTGATTTTAGGAAAACATATTGTGTGTGATTTTTTACCTGGATTAATTTGGAGTAGACTACAAAGATTTTGCATTATTTCTACTGAATATATTTTAAGCAAAGCTATGTCATTTGTATTGATAGAAATTTTCATATTTGGATCTAAAATAGATTTTATGTATTCTAGAACACATTGATCTCGCTTGTGAACCCCTATGTAAATCGTGCCATTTTTATAAATATTACCATCACTTGCGATCCACCCAAGAATATAAGCTTTTTCCCAGCTATCGATAG